GGTGGTGGTGGTGCAGCAGGCGGTAACGGCTCAGATGGCTACGTCCGCTTCATATACTGGAGCATGGACTGATGGCACTAATACAAACATACGCCGGTGAGGCACTCGTGGGTTCAACCGAACTGGACCTACCCTCAAATTCTATTGTACTTTCAAGCTTGGCACAAGTTGGAGTATACCAGACTTTTCTAGACCTAAGTAATTTAACAGCAACTGAGCGTTACAGATTTAGAATCTATGAAAAAGTACAAGCTTCTTCTACTCAACGAATTCTAGAAGAAGTTATTATCACAGGAGTTCAATCTGAACCAGTATATGCTGCTCCAGCATTAGCTTTAATGCATGGTTGGACTTTTACTTTACAAAAGCTTCAGGGTACAGATAGAAATATTAGCTGGTCAATCAGGGGGTTATAAATGTGGTTTACTCTTTTACTTCAAGCAGCAGCTTTATCACAAGAAGATGTAGTAGAAGTAATTGAGCCAATTCTTTTACCTCAGATTGACTTACCAACTGGAGTTAGGGGTGGCTCATTTACATGGGATAATCAACTTGCTGGTGAAATTCTTGATTTGGAATTCTTCGGTCAACAAGGAGTTACCCCTCCAATTAACGCTCCTGTATTAAAACGATGGAATGGTTCTAGTTGGCAAACGGTTGTATTAAGAAGATGGAATGGTTCTAGTTGGGTAGTTAATCCAATTAAACGATGGAATGGTTCTAGTTGGATATAATCAACCTTGACAATTCGAAATAAAACTGATATAATTATGAATGTTCTATTAACAAAGGAAGAATATGCCTGATAAATCTACTTCCTTATTTCAAAAAGTTCCTGTAGCTAAATCATTAGCTCCTAAACTTAAACAAGCTACATTTGTTGTGATGGTTCCAGATGAAGTAGACCTTCACGGTGATATTACATCAGAAGAAGAAGTTAGAAAAGCTTGTCACAACTTCAACAAATACTCCAGAAAAGCTAATCTCTTTCATTTGGTTGAAACAGATACTTTCGAATTTTGCGAATCCTATATTTGCCCTACTGATATGATAATTGACGACCGGTTCGTTAAAAAGGGTACATGGTTAGCAACAATACAAGCAAATGATGATGCTCTTTGGGCTGAAATTGAATCTGGAAACATTAACGGATTAAGCATTGGTGCTTTAGCTTCCGTTCAAACAATAGAAGAGGACGATGAATGACACAACGAATTAAAAAGCGCAAGCTGTCCGATATTACTTTCGATAAAGACGGAGCGCATGTAGCTCTGGTTTCGAAAGACCAAGGAGGCCCAGCTAACGGTGTAGATTATGCACTAGTAATGAAGGCTAACAACTTTAGTCAAGAGTTTGTTACTAAAATGCAACAAATCCGCGTAACAATGGAACTACCTGACTTTCTACGTAAATTCTTCAGCATGTATTACGAAGACGCTGAAATTCTAGCAAAAATGCTAGGTTACGAAAAACCAGAAAGTGAAGATGAATTTGATTATGATGATTATCTAGAGAAGCGACTAGAATCATTTGAAATCTTAAAGTCAGCTAATGACGCATTAGAGTCCAGAACTCTACCAGAATTCCTATCCAGTTTAGATGAAGATCGATATCTTAGTGTTCTAAAGAGTCAGCAATCTTTCGAAGAATCTTTGGATAAACTTGAATCTATCAAGGTGGAGAAATCCACTAAGGTTGATACCTCAATCGCTAGCGAGGTTAATGAGAAAGAGGTATCTGCCTCTAAAGATAAACAAAATTTGGAGAAATCTACGATGGATGAAACAAAACCTGAAGTAGTTGAAAAGAGCGTTTTTGAGAGTGTACAAAAAGCATTCGAAGACCAGAAGGTTGAACTTCAGAAAGCTCTAGAAACTATTGAAGCCTATAAAACCAAAGAAAAGCAAGAAAAAGACAAGTCTCGCAAAACCAAGCTTGAGAAAGCTGTTGGTGGTGATACTGCTAAAGTTGAAGTGCTTTTCAAAGCCGTTGTTGACTCAACTGATGAAGATTTCGAAGCTGTGGTAACTGCTCTAACTGAGATTACTAAAGCTGTAGAAACTTCCGCTCTATTTCAAGAGCAGGGTGCTACCGGTGAATCCGATACTTCCGTAAAAGAATCCGCTGTTGCTCGGGTGATTAAAGCCAAGCAAGCAGTAAAGAAATAATTTAATTAGGAGTTTAATAATATGTCAACTGCAAAACTAATTGCAACTGAAGGTTTTCGCCAGAGCAATCTTCTAAAAGAAGAAATCTTCCCTGAGAAAGCATACTGCCGCGAAGTCGTAACTTACAACGGTGCTGCTCGTACTTTCACTGTAGGTACTCTAGTTGGTGCTAACGGTGTTGTTCCAGCAACTGCTGCTGCTATCGTAGGTGTAGTAATTGAAGAAATCGATGCTCCCGCAGCAACCCCAACTCGCGTTCTAACTCTAGCTCGTGGTCCAGCTATGGTTTCCAAGTCTGGTCTAGTTCTAGGCGCACTTGCTGAGAACGATGTAGTAGCTCGTCTACTAGCTCTAGGTATCGTTTGCAACGACGCTGTTTAATTTTAACAGCATCTTACAGCATTTACTAACAAATATAAGGAAACTATAAAATGGCAACTATTCGCTCATTTGAAAAAGCATTTGAACTTGTTGATTACACAGAAGAACTAATGCTTATCCCCAATCAGTGGGGTCTAATCAACGAACTAGGTATTTTCGGTAGTGAGCCTGTGGCACAACACTCCGTAACCGTAGAAGCGATTGAAGGTACTCTAGGTCTAATTACTGACCAAGTACGCGGCGCTCGTAACCTAGTTAACAAAGACGACACTCGCAAGCTATTCAGCTTCCCAGTTCCTCACTTCCCTCTAGACGACTATGTTACCCCTGCCGATATCCAAGGCAAGCGTGCATACGGTGAGGCAAATGCAGAAGAAACTGAAGCTGCTGTAATCGCTCGTAAACTAGCTCGTATCCGTCAGAACCACGCAGTTACTCTAGAAGCTGCACGTGCTTTTGCTCTAACTACTGGTGCTATCTATGCTCCTAACGGTACGGTAGCTGGTAACTACTACACTACTTTCGGCATTACTCGCAAGCAGATCGACTTCGTACTAGGCACTGCCGGTACCGATCTTCTAGCTAAATCCGAAGAAGGTCTAGCTCACATTCAAGACGAAATCCGTGACGGTTCTGTAGTTAACGAAGTGATTATCCTCTGCTCTCCAGAGTTCTTCGCTAAGCTAATCGCTCACCCAACCGTTAAAGAAGCTTACAAGTACTACACCAGTACTCAAGAGCCTCTACGTAATCGTCTAGGTTCCGGTCTATATCGTCGTTTCGTACACGGTTCCGTAACCTACATCGAGTACCGTGGTTCCTACAACGGTCAGCGTCTAATCCCTGCTGGTGATGCTTACATGCTACCACAAGGTACAACTGACACCTTCGTATCTTACTTCTCTCCTGCTAACAAGTTCAGCTTTGTTAACACCCTAGGTGAAGAAGCATACGTGTTCAGCTACCGCGATGGCGCAGACGAGAAGATCACTCTTCAGTCCGAGCATAACGCTCTACACCTACTACGTCGCCCAGCGGTTGTAGTTCGTCTATTTAGCTCTAACTAAGCTAACACAGTCGGAGGGAATCGAAAGATTCCTTCCTTCTTTTTATGCGACTTAGAAATAGGTTTTATAAAAAGAAGATAAGACAAAGACAGGAACGAAAGGAAATCCAATGCTAAATGATATACAAAAAATTAGATTAGAAATTGGTGACATTGATCCTGCTCTACCAATTCTAGCCGATATTGAATACGAGTATTTTCTACAGAAGAATGATAACAGTATTCGTCGTGCTTGCCTAGACGCCGCTAAAACTATTTTGTTTAAGTTGTCCATGCGAGTTAGAGAAGACGTAGATATCTTCAGTATCTATGGGCAACAAGCTGCTCAGAACTATATCATGGCTCTCAAGATGTTTATCAAAAACCCTGATCTTAATCCGGTTTTAAATTCAGCAGTACCTTATGCTGGTGGTATCTCTAAGACAGACATGATAGTTAACAATTCAAACTCGGACAATAACTTTATTCAATCACCCTCTGAAGATCGTAAGGGATTCCCTAGTAATTATTTCGAGGTTTAATTATGAACCCATTTATGAATACAGCTAGGCGAATGATTGAGCTTCAGGGTAGAATGATCGTTTACAAAAGTGCTGTTGATGGTGAGTACGATCCTCAAACTTCGCTTGTAACTAAAACGATTACTGACTATAATGTAAAAGCTTATAAAAAGCAGATCAAAATAAGTCATTATTCTAACCCAAACTTAGTGACAAAAGATACAGCAGACTTCTATATTTTGGTGCAAGACTTAAGTACTTCCCCAAAGCCTCAAGACTTGATTTTTGATGGAGAGTTCGAGTATACTGTGGATTCGTTTGTTGCGTATGAAGCTCGTGGTGAAAAGATTTACTACAAAGTACTTGCGGTGAAAGCCTAATGAAAATCACATGCGACACATCAAAACTAGTCAGACAGTTGGAGCAATTTAAAAAAGACAACGTTAGAAAACTACAAAGTATGGTTGCTGGTTTTGCTTACACTGTCACAATTGCAGCAAGCGATAATACCCCCGTTGGTGATGATGAAGCTTTGCAGAATAACGAAGTATACCGTTCTTTCTATTTGTCTCGTAATGAAACATTCGGTATTGATGTTGCTGTAGGTTTCCATGCTGGTGCGTGGCGATATGATGAAAACGGAGCTTACGTATTCGATGAAAATATCTACGAATACGAGCAAACTACCGGTCAAGCTTTACAAGATGCTAGAGCTAATTATAAACTAGGTGATACGTTTTATATTATGGCGGTTGGTCCCGGTTATAAAGCCTTGGAAGAAGGATACTCACCAAAAGCGCGATCAGGTATTATGCAACCTGCAATAGATCAAATCATGAGTACTTATAAGATCAACCTTAAGCAGTTCTATGAGGGAGCATAATGAGCGCACTAATTGATGTAAAACAAGCATTGGAAAGCGAACTAATTGCAGCCTTCCCTACTTTAAAAGTAGCAACTGAAGCTAGGTCTTTTACTCCACCTAATGATCTTTATCTTAAAGCTCAGTTCAGGGTTGATTCACCAGAAGACCCTGTAATTGGTGATTTCTACTATAGAGAAAGAGTAAGCTTTCAGATTTTTGTATGCGACTTGCTAAAGAATGGTCCTATTAGGGCTATGCAGGTTTCAGAAGAAATTAGAACCCTTTTTAACAAAGGTTACTTTATTCAACGAGGTCAGACAAGAATTTCAGTACTACGTACACCACAGGTTTCATCTGTAGGTACAACAAATGACAGGGTTATTATTCCTGTATTAGTTCCAGTACTTGCTGAAGTATTCAAACCCTGATAGGTTAGTTATCTGTCCTTTAACAGATTCCACATTTGCAAATGTTAATTTAATCTGGAGAAAACAATATGTCAAATATCGCAAAAGGCGTAAGCAAAATTGTTGCGTATAAGAAAGAGCTTACCTGGGGTACACTAGCTGGTGCTACACTTGCTAAACAACTTCGTCGTGTAACAGCTAACTTCAACCTAACCAAAGAAGCTTTCGAATCCAATGAAATCCGTACCGACTATCAAGTAGCTGATATGCGTCATGGTGTTCGTACTGCCGAAGGTTCCCTAAACGGCGAACTATCCCCAAAGACTTACTCTGATTTCATGGGTTCAGTTCTAGCTCGTGACTTTGCTACAGTAACGCCTATTACTGGTCTATCTGTTACAATTGCAGCTTCTGGTCAGCTATATACCGTAGCTCGTGCTACTGGTTCTTGGCTCACAGATGGTATTAAAGTTGGTCAAGTAATTCGCCTTACCGCTGCTGGTCTAAACGCAGCTAACGCTAATAAAAACCTACTGGTAGCTACTGTAACTGCTCTAACCCTAACTGTAGCTGTTGTAAACGGTTCTGCCTTAATTCCTGAAGGCCCAATCGCTACTACTACAGCAACTGTTGTAGGTAAGTACACCTTCGCTCCATTGACAGGTCATACTGACGATTCGTATACTATTGAAGAGTTCTACAGCGACATTGCTCAATCTGAAGTTTACACCGGTATGAAAGTCGGTACAATGAACGTTCAGCTACCCGCAACTGGTCTAGTAACTGTAGACTTCGGTTTCATGGGTAAAGACCTTACTCAGACAGGTACAACTCAGTACTTCACAGCACCCGCTGCTCAAGGTACAGAAGGTATCTTCGCTGCTGTTAACGGTATTCTACTTGTAAACGGTGCACCTGTTGGTCTAGTAACTTCTGCTGATTTCTCGGTAGATCGTGGTATGGAAAACGCTACTGTAGTAGGTTCCAACTCTGTTGCAGATATCTTTACTGGTCGTATTCGCGTAACTGGTAACTTCAGTACTTACTTCATTGATGGTACATTCCGTGATTACTTCGATGATGAAGCTACTGTAAGTCTAGTACTACTAGTAAGCACTCAGTCTACCGCTAACTCCGATTTCATTAGCTTTACTCTACCAAAGATTAAAGTTAACTCTGCTACGAAAGACGATGGTGAGAACGGAATTATCCAACAGCACAGCTTTACTGCTCTTCTAAACGAAGTAACTACAGGTGGTCTACAAGCGACTACCTTAGCGATTCAAGATAGCGCAGCTTAATCTTAGGTAACCAAACAAGCCTCCCTTCGGGGAGGTTTTTTGTTTTGTGCATCTTGTAATAATTACCAAACTGTGTTATAATCAATGTTCAATTGGAAATATTTATATTGTAATTTAATCAAAGGAGAGTAGATGCTAGACCTAGCTAAAAATAATTTCGCACAGAGCGCAGAACTTGGTTACGAGTTTGAACTAAAACTTCCAACCGGTGAGAACACTGGTGCATTCATCAAAGTACGTGGCGACCAATCCGCAAGCGTAAAAGCTTTTGCTCGTCGCAAATACAACGAACTTAAAGCAAAAGAAACCGCTGCTCGTCGTCGTGGTAAAGAACCAGATGAAATGACTCTAGAGGACGCTGAAGAAATGGCTATTGAAGCTGCTATCGTTCGTGTTATTTCTTGGCGTGGTATTACCGAAAACGGTGAACCCGTTCCTTTCACAGCAGAAAACGCTGCTCGGGTATTCAAAGAGCATCCTTGGATTCGGGAACAAATCAGTGAGGAATCAGCCCTGCTGGTAAACTTTCGACCCGCTTGAAGTTGAACAGGCTGTAGAGTACTGCAAGCAAGAGTTCATGTTAAGTGAATCTTTTGAAGATGGTAGTACTCTGCGTGATCAATTAGAGTCAGTCTGGAGACAAACAGGTAGAAAGCCAAAAGAATTAGAGAACCTTATTCAATTACCTGAAAGTTGTTATCAGGTTTGGAAATGGTTCTTAGAATTAAATGCAGCTAGGACAGGTAGTGGTTTTGGTGTTAATCCAATAACATATACCGAGATTCATTCCTATATGACTCTAATGCAGATCACACCAGAAGAATGGGAGATTTCTCTTATTCGAAGGTTTGATAACGAAGCTATGAAAGCTTCAACGAAGAAGTCTTCAAGTAAATCTTCAAGTAAAAAGAAATCGAAGTAACCCTGCCCGTCAGGGTTATTGTGTTTGTGTATTAGAAATAGTACCTAAACACAATTATTCCCACAGGAGAAAATTATGGATTTAGCAGAATTAAGATTTAAAGTTGATACAACTCAACTAGATGCTGCAAATAAAAAGATTGGTGAATTAGGTAACGCTGTAAATAAATTAGGCAAACCTATTCAAGAGCTTTCCAAAGCCTCGGAGAAAGCCGCACAAGCTACTAAGAAGGTAGCTGATGCGTCAGAGCAATCTGCACAGAAGGTAACTAAGGTTGCCAACGCAGCGAAAGCTGCTGGTAATCCTATTGAGGCTTTGCAAAATAGATTAAGAAATACATACAAAGATTTAGCAGATGGTTTCACTCGTGGTGAAAGTAGTATCCTAAACTTAGCTCGTAACCTAAATGCAACTGAAGCTGAAATGAAACAGATTCAGGCAACTCTTCGGGATATGAGTAAACTTTTAAAAGACCCATTTGATAGCGCAATTGGTTCCGTTCGCTCTGTAACTAGAGAATATGAAATGCTTAATCAGCGTGCTCAATTAGCACAACAAGGTATTTCTTTAACAACAAAACAGCTTCGTGAGTTTAGTAAAATCTCAGATGAGGTTGCTGGTAAAATTAAAGCTGCTGGTCTTGACCCAACAGAAGGTCAAGGTAAAGTTCTATTCGATCAGAACTTAAAAGCTCAACAAGCTGAGTATTTAAAGACTGCTCAATCTGTGAATGCTCTAAAGACCGCAGAAGAAGAAAGAAACAAAGTACTAAAAGCACAAGGTGATCTTGAAAAGATGAACCGTACTGCTGGTGATGCAATGGTTTCTCAATTCAGAGCAAGACAAGACGCAGCAATCAAAGAAGCTGAAGCTATTCGCCGTAAGACAGAAGCGCAAAACCAATATAACGCAGCTTATCAGAAATTCATTTCAATGGGTTTTGCTAACGCAGACGCCAAACGCGGTGCTGGTATGATTTCTCGCGGTGTAGACGAGAGCGCAGTAAGAGTATTCCTTGACAGTGCAAATGCTCAGCGTCAAGCTGAAGCTGCTGCTAAAGGCAAAGAACAAGCCGATAGGAAGGCCACTAAAGCGGCTCAGGAGCGCGCAAACGCGGAGCGTACTATGGGTGATACTATGGTGGCTCAATATCGCCGTAGAGAGCAATCTATTGACAACGAGCTACGTAAGCTACGTGAGCAAGCTGCGGCTCTTCGTGCTAATCAAGCTGCTCAGACGGGTAACGTTGTTAATCGTTTGAACAACCTAGGCGCTACTCCGCAGCAGATCGAACAAGCTCGTAAGCTTCGTAAAGAAATTGAAGACTTAGGTAAAGAAGCTCGTAGAGCAGAATCTCCACTGCTAGGTTTACAAGGTGTTTTACGCGGTCTTATCCCTGCATTCGGTGCATTAGGTGGTGGCGCATTAGCTGCCACTGGTCTAAGAATCTTCGTAGAAACTGCTGATGCTATTGAAACGCTAGCTAACAGAATTAAAGTTCTATCTAACGAAACGGTTGAATTCCAACCTGCGTTTGAGAACTTAAAGAGAATCGCTGATGAAGCTCGTGCGCCTATTATGGAATTAGGTACATTATATTCTCGTCTGTTACCTGTTATGCAATCTGTTGGTAAAGATGCAGAATACGCTGCTCAAGTAACTGAGTCCTTCGCTTTAGCTATGACCATTTCCGGTACAACTGCTCAAGAAGCTCGGTCGGGTCTATTGCAGTTCTCTCAGGCAATGTCTTCTGCTACATTTAACGGTGACGAATTCCGTGCGATTTCTGAAGCTGTTCCTGAAGTTCTACGTATTCTTGAAACTCAATTGGGTGTGACTCGTGCTGAGTTACGTAGAATGTCTGCTGATGGTGAACTAACCTCTGATATTGTTGGTACTGCGTTAGTTAACTCTCTTGACACTTTAAAAGGTCGAGTGCAGAATCTACCAACAACTTTACAACAGTCGTTTACTCTATTGCGCAATGAGTTTGTTGTTCTTGCTAAGAATATTAACGACTCGATGCAATTGACTCAAACTGCTGCAAAAATTGTTCAAGATTTATCTTCAATTTTAAATGCAGTCAATGATAACAAAGACGCTTTCTTAGGATTAGCTGGAGCAATTGCTCCTATTGTTATGATTTTAGGTGGAGGTTTGGCACTGGCGATTGGTGGTACGGTTGCTAAGTTCGCAGGTGCAAGTATTGCAATGCTGGCTTTCGCTGACTCGGTTGGTATTAGTAAAGAGAACGTTTTTCTACTTACAGCAGCGGCGGGTGCTTTAACTCTAGCTTATGCTAAAATGGCTGTATCCGCAACTGCTGCAACTGCTAGTTTAGGTCTGTTCGGAAAAGCAGCATACGCAGCCGGTGGTGCTGTTGCTGTTCTGTATAAAGGTGTTTTAGCTCTTTTAGGGTTATTGGCAGCTAACCCAATTGGTGCAGCCGTAATAGGTTTTGGAGCATTAGCAACTGCTGTTGTTAAGTATAACGAATCTCAAAAAGAATCATTACAAGTTGATGAAGACCTGATTGAAAGAACTATAGAGGTTCGTAAAAATATTGAAAACCTTAAAAAAGAATACGAATCTGGTGTTCTTTCTTTAGATCAATATAAAAAGAAACTTGAAGATACAGGTAGCACTCGATTTGTTGAAGGTCTTCGTACTCAATTTGCTGAAATTCAAGACAGGAAACAAGTAATAGAAGAGTTGCTTGCTGGTGATCCTAATAAGCTTAGAAGAGACAGAGAGTTCCTTGAGAATGAATTACGAACTCTTGAAAAGAATAGTAGAACAGTTTTTGAAGCAATACAAATTGCAGCCGGTGCAGCAAGAAGCTCCATTGCTGGTTTAATGTCTGTAGATATTTCTATGAGTCGTGGTGTAAGAAACGATGAATGGCAATCAGAAGCTTTAAATCAATCAGCTAACATGCAACTTAAGCTAATGGGTCTTGAACAAAAGAAGCTAGATATTTACGTCAAGCAATCCCAAGAAGTTGAGAAACTAGTCAACTTAGGTTTAATGAATAAGCAAACTGCTGAAGCTGTAAATAGAATGAACGCTATTGAGGCCGGGTTAATTAAAAAACCTTCAGGTGGTGGTGGCAGTCGTAGAACTACAGAACAACGCGAAGAAGAAAACTTCCTAGAACGTCTAAACGCAGTTCGTGCTAGAGCTACTGGCTACACCAGAAACTTTATGCAGAGTATTCAGGATTTGGATAGAGCAAAGAAAACTCTAAACATGACTGAAGCTGAATACAATGAGCTTCTACTTGGTTTAATTCAAACTCAACCTATCTACAAAGAGCGCGTTAAAGAGCTTGAGAAAGAGGAAGCTGAACTAAAGAAAACTCAAGAAGAAAGATCGGAAGTACTTCAGTTTATTGCTGAGTCAGTAACAGAAGTTTCCGAAGCTTCTAAGTTCTATGGTTCTTTCTTAGACAGATTGAACGAGGCTGAACTAAAAGGTCTTATCACAATCGAAGAAGTAACTGCTGCTCTAAACCGCTATGCTCGTGCTAGAATCAACGCAGCTAATGCTGAAGCTACTCAGTTGGGTAACGACAGACAAAGTGAGTTTACTCGCGCACAGGAAGATTTTGGATTCGATAGAGCTACATTCGGTATGACTGAGACAGATAGAAATATTGCAATGGCTCAGAGAGATAATAACCGACGACTACTTGAGGACTTTAAAGCTTTGGATAAAAAGGGCGGTGATCCTGCTGTAATTCAAGCTGAGAAAGAAAGACTTCAAAGTATCAATGATCAGAATAACGCACTAGTTGCTCAACAAGAACAACTAAAGAAAGTACAAGACGAAGCTGGTAAACTGGCTGACATTTTTAGTACAGCGTTCGATGATCTAATCTTCGGTGGTAAGTCATTCGAAGAAGTTCTAGGTAACCTTGAGAAAGGTATCGTTGATCTTGTTACTGAAATCCTAATTCTAGAACCTCTAAAAGCCTCTCTGCGAGGTGTATTTGGTTCAATGGGTGGTGGAGGTGGTATCGAAGGTTTAATCGGTTCTGCGGCCTCTAGCTTCATTGGTGGGTTCTTTGCTGAAGGTGGGCGCCCACCGCTAGGTAAGATTTCTGTGGTTGGTGAGAAGGGTCCAGAGTTGTTTGTTCCTGATACTTCTGGTACAATCGTACCTAACAGGATGCTACAAGGTATGCAACAGGCTGCTCCTACTATCAACCTAGTTCAGAACTTTACAATCCAAGGTCACTCCGCTGATCGTAGCACTCAAGCTCAAGTCGCAGCAAGCGCACTACAAGGTGCCCAAGTTGCAATGTCTAGAGATATGTAAAGAGTATAACTTATGTTTAGGGAGAGAGAAATCTCTCCCTTTTCTTTTAGGGGTAAATTATGGCATTTATTGAAAGTCCAAGATTTCCAGAGGATATTTCATACGGGGTTTCGTTCGGTCCCGAGTTCTCTACTTCAATTGCCAGTGTTATATCTGGTCGAGAGATTAGGAACCAAAATAGAACACGAGCTTTGTGCGTAGGTGAATGCTCTCATGCTCTTAAAACAAAAGCTCAATTTGATATCTTACTTAGATTCTTCAGATCAATGGGTGGTAGATTCCACGCATTTAGATTCAAGGATTGGAGTGATTATATTTGCGAAGCACAGCATAGTCAGATGACGCTGATTGCTGGTAATAACTATCAGATGCAAAAGGTCTATCAGGCAGCTATTGGCTTTAACGAAATTAGAAAGATTTCTAAACCAGTTGTTGATACAGTAACTGTGTTCAGAACCAGATCGGGTTCAACTACGGACATTACAAGTACATGTACTATTGACTATACTACAGGCATTGTTACCGTAACAAACCATCAAGCTGGTGATGTGTATACGTGGGAAGGACAATTCGATGTACCTTGTCGTTTCGACAGCGATAGGATGGCAGTTAATATTCCAAACCCAGCGGCTTTCGAATGGGGTCAAATTCCCATTAAGGAGATTATTGTATGAAAGTTATCCCTATCCAGTTGCAGGAGCATTACGACTCCGGGTATACTACACTTGCGTATGGTATTCTAATTGAGAGATTGGACGGGCAACTTTTTGGATTTACGAGTCACGATAGTAACTTTGTAATGGACATTTCTGCTTGGGGTTATGCTGGGCAAACCGCATTTGAATTTGATTCTAGGCAAGGTCTGAACGCAAGTAATATTGTTACTACAGCAGGGTTGCAAGTAGATAACTTGGAATTGAATACACTTAACGACCAATCCCTGTTTACTACAAACGATATCCTAAATAAGTTCTGGGATAATGCTAAATTCAGAATCTTTAAATACAACTGGAGTGCTAATCCTGTAACTATAGCTAATCACGTAGAAACAGTAATTCGTGGTACGTTTGGTAATATCACAATCAATAAAGAAACAATTAAGATTGAACTTCGAGGTATTACACAATTACTACAGCAACCATTGGGTATCGTAAGTACTAAAACATGCAGAGCTAGATTCGGTTCTACCACAGGTCCAAACAAATGCTTATTCGATTTGTCTACGGTGACTCATAACGTAACAGTAACATCTGTTGGTTCAGATGATAGACTTGTGTTCAGTATTGACAATGCTACTTTTGCTGATGATTATTTTGGTGAAGGTGAAGTTACTTTTACTTCTGGAGCGAACCAAGGTGTGACCTTTAAAGTAAGAACATCTGTTGCGGCTGGCATCCTTACGCTAGCTACACCTACGTTAGACCCTATTCAGACAGGTGATACTTTAACTGCTGTCAGAGGATGCAGGAAACGTCTTGAAGATTGTGTAGCAAGAAACAATGCGATTAACTTTCAAGGTGAACCTCACAGACCCCTTACCGATAACTTACTACGCCCTGCTGTACCAAATGCATAACGAACGAGGATTAGCGATTGCTAACTGCGCCAGAACTTACATAGGTACACCATATCAACATCAAGCTAGACTTAAAGGTGTAGCAATAGATTGTGTAGGGTTAATTATTGAAGTAGCTAAAGAACTTGAATACGTTCCTAAAGAATTCAATTACAGTAATTACTCTAGGGTTCCAGATGGTAAGCTTTTAATTGAACGATTAGAAAATCACATGATTCCTGTTAGTCAGCAAGAAATGCAAGTTGGGGATGTGATCTGTATTTCATTCTCAAAGCACCCTCAGCATGTTGGAATATTGGGTGACTATAGACACGGTGGTTTTAGTATCATCCACGCAGCAATGCCACCGGGTAAAGTTATAGAAACTAGATTACTATTCGGTAATCTAATGCAATTTAAAGGTGCTTATCGATTTCCTGAACACAGGTTAAATAAGCTTTAAACATATGAAGATTTGGAGATAGTATGGCTCAATTAGTTGTCGGTACAATTGGCGCTGTTGTTGGATTTGCCGTTGGTGGTCCAATGGGTGCTAGAATTGGTTGGACTTTAGGTGCAATGGTTGGTTCAACTCTAGGTCCAAAGCAAAAATCAGAAGGTCCGAAATTAGCTGACCTTCGTGTGACAGGTACAGAGTATGGTCAAACTATCCCTTGGGTGGCTGGTTCACCTAGAATACCCGGTCAGATTGTGTGGGCTTCTGATCGTAGACCTACCGCAACCACGCAAAGCCAAGGTGGTAAAGGTAGTGGTCCTTCTTCGGAATATACCAGTTATACCTACGATGTAGACTTGCTTGTACTTCTAACAGAAAATCAGATTGATGGGGTAGGTAGAATCTGGTTGAACAGCGCATTGGTTTATGATGGTAATACTCGTCGCGGTACATGGAATGACCTTCGTATCTATTTAGGTACAGATGATCAACTACCTGACCCTACTTATGAAGCTGCTGTTGGTATTGGTAATGCTCCTGCATATCGGGGTAGAGCTTATGTATTTATCCAAGGGTTGCAGTTAGGTAGTAATGGCTCTATTCCTAATATGACTTTTGAGGTTTCTAGGAGCGAGGCTACTATTTTCCCTAAAACTTTTATATTTAGGGAAATATTTGGTAATCGATTCAGGGACGAACTCAACGAACCTTTTCCATTTAATACAACTATCAATGAACCTCTTGTTCCTCAGTTTTATAATTTTCTACCCAATCCAGCAATTCAATTTGACTTGAGTGCGAATCCTACTAATGGTTTTAGTAGAGTATCGTATACTTCCATTAGATTTAGAGCCTCTGAATATGCAGATAAGCGATATGTTATAGAATTTGATTTTTTAGGATTTACACCTCTACTAAATACTGGTGGTACATTTCTGAATGGCTCCCCTGAAGAGGGTAATGTTATATTTGAAATTAGAGAATTCACTGGTCCTTTAACTATAATGAGGTTGATTACAACTAGATCAACTTTGAATGGTCCTGTTGTTTTAAAAGCTTGGACCAGTATAACTAGTGCCAGTGCTGTCGAAACTAGAACTGTTAGAGTGTTAGGTGATCTTTCCAATTTTATAGGTAAGAAATTAGGTTTTGTAAAATTAGCAAATACAAATGGTACATACGATTTTTATCCATCGGTTGATGGTGTCGCACTTTTCTCAACACCAATGATTAGTAACCCAATCATTGTTGGTGTACCTAGTCCTACAATAACAATAAGCATAGGGATAAATATAAGACCCGGACAACCGGGACCGACCGCAGACCCAAACCATCTTCTAAACATTACGTATGCTAATTTAGTATCGTATACACAAACTCAACCTGATTCGAACCCAGATGTTGATGTTTTTACTATACCTTTACCTCGTTGCGTAGACCAACTAATGCAAAGAGCTAACTACTCTACTGATGACTATGATGTGAGCCTATTGTCACCAGAGGACTTGGTAAGAGGTATGGCTTTAACTCAGGTTGCCTCAACCAGAAGTGCATTAGAAGTACTACAAGCTGCATTCTTTTTTGAAGCAGCCAAAGGTGAAAAGATCGTATTTAAACCTAGATCAGCAACAGTTGATGCTGCAATCAAGTACGAAGACTTAGCTGCAAGAGAATCTAACACAGGTGAACCTGAACCTTTTCCACTAGTTATTAACAACGACATGGAAATTCCTTCTCAGATTGGTTTAACTTACGCTAACACTCTAGCTGACTTCCAGAATGCAACAGAGTATAGTGAGAGAGTTTTCGTTAGCCAAGACGCAGTTAACCTAGTTCAATTACCACTAGGTCTGTTACCTTCTGAAGCAAAGCGTATTGCAAATGCAATGCTCAATGACCAGATTACGAGCAGAGCTACAGCAACAATTGATTTACCAATTGAGTATGCCAGACTAGAACCTTCGGATGTGATTCTTGTAGAAACACCAGAACGTACATACAGAATGCGTATCGTGAAGAAGACAGATGCGAATAACATCCTGAAATTCGATGTAGTAGCTGATGACGCAAACGTTCTACTTTCATCTTCATTAACTGATGGTGATTACAACAGTCAATTACTTCAACAGATTGGTGACACATCGTGGTTAACTTTAGACGTACCCATCTTTAGCGATGGGGCTAACGCTCCGGGTTACTATGTGGTTGCCAGAAACGCTGAACCAGACGAGTTGTGGCCGGGTGCTGTATTCCTGCGATCTTTCGATAATGTATCGTATTCACAAGTACAGCAGTTTGTGGTACAATCTGTATTTGGAACTTGCAACAACATCCTTGGAAACTGGACAGGTGGTAACGTCTATGACGAAATCAACTTCTTAGAAGTACAAGTGCTGGGTCAACTATCTGGTAGAACCAGACAGGAAATGCAAGCTGACACTTCACTTAACGTAGCAATCGTTGGTGACGAAGTAATCAGATTCAGAAACGCAGAACTTATTGCAGCTAACACCTACAGATTAAGCGGATTACTCCGTGGGTTCAGAGGTACAGAATGGGCGCAAGGTTTGCATACTGCTGGAGAAAGATTTGTACTAGTCGATCAAAGCTTCCGCAGAGTATCTACTGATGTAAATCAGATCAATCAACTCAAGTATGTTAAAGCTGTAACTGTTGGTCTGAATGCAGATGGTGTTACAGAGCAAGAGTTTACAGATACAGGAGTAGGTTTAAGACCATTTAGCGTATCTAATTTAAGAGTGCTAGCAGACGGCGCAGATGTGCAAATCACATGGCAGCGCAGAACTAGACTTAACGTTAGTTATGGTGGACCTGTTGATCAGGTTGTTCCTCTTGGTGAAGATATCGAACGATATCAAGTCAGGATTCTAAACGGTACAACTCTAGTTAGAACTGCTACAGTTTTTACTCCGAGCTTTACATATACTCAAGCTCAAATTGCTGCTGACGGATTTACTTCAGGTCAGGTAATAACAGCCGAAGTTGCTCAAGTTAGTGCAACTGTAGGATTAGGAATTATATCAACTTCGAAAGGAATAGCTCCATGAGCGTATTACAACAATGGGAAACAGGACAAGCTAATCCAGAAGTTCCTGTAAATGAAAACTTTGCCGTACTAAGTGGTTTTGCTGTCTATGCCCGTAATCCTGAGACAACCGAAGGTTTGACTTGGGGCTATTACGGGGGTAGATGGGGTGGTTTCGCTGTAACAGCAGGTACTCTTGCTCTGACAGCAAATGCTACAAACTACGTAGTAGTGAACCGAAGTACGGGTGCTATTTCGGTTAGTACTACTATCACCAACTGGAACAACACGGCAACATTTGCTAGGGTTTATTTACTAACTACTGGTCCATTGGGTTTAAATGCTGAACCACAGGATTTCCGATTCGGGGATGGTGGTTTAGTTTTAGCTCAAGGTCCAGCAGGAAGAGATGGTGTAGATGGTGTAGGTGTACCTACCGGTGGTACAACGGGTCAAATCCTAGCTAAGAATAGTAACACCAATTTCGATACTGAATGGATTGACCCCCCTGCTGGTGGAGGTGGTTCAATTGCCGTAAGCGACGAAGGTACTCAGATTACCGCAGAAGCCACATCTTTGAATTTTACAGGCGCGGGCGTTACTGCTACTCAAGCGGGCGGTGCTGTCACCGTTAACATCCCCGGTGGGGGTGGAGGCGGTGGTTCATCTGACCCTAATTTTGCAGTTATACCTAAAACTTATACAAGATTAGATAGTCCTGCTTTAGTTTCAGATTACCAGCAATCTCAATACCAAACAGGTCAAGTAACTCTTGCTGCTATATCAGATCAATTTAATTGCCCTACTGATATTGCCGCTATAAATCCTCTTTTGAATGACTCTTTTATGCTCCAAAAAAGCATAATTTCAGATTTAGTTGAAGTTTCTTATGTAGCCGGTTCACCGAATCCATCAACTCCAGTTGGCATAGGTATGACCCTAAGTACCTTACCTGCATCTCCTTCTGGCCAAACGTTGACAACTTATCGGGATTTTAATAATATTGCTAATTTTTATAAGAGGTCTTTTTATAATTTAGGAACAGCAAACAATAGTAATTATATTTCTTTACACAGCGCCCTTCCTTTGACTTTAGGTAGACCAGAAAGAAGAGGGGGTTTCTATATAAAGTGGATAATTTCACCCTCCACAGCCGCTGCATTCGCAAGTAGAAGATTTTTTGCAGGAGTAGCCAATGACCAATCTAACGTGGCGGCGGGTGTGAACCCTTCTGTTTTTCCACTATCTCCATCGGCCCCAGCTAACAAATATGGTTTAGGATTTGATACAGAAGATACTACATGGGTAGCTTATAGTGGAACAATAAAACAAACCATTTCGGGAATAACTAAGTTACCATTACCAAATACAACCGTATATCAGATAGAAATTTATTCAAAACCTAGATCTAATACAGTAGGTTGGAGAATAAAAGCTATTACAGGATTTGGGGCAAATGATTTCACTGTAATTAGTGGAACATTTGATCCGGCTGGTGGACCAGCAAATAGGGATTTGTTAATGTTCCCTCATTGCTACACATCAGTAGGTGGTGCAAGTAGTGCAATTGCTCTTAATTTTCATGGTTTATATGTAGAGCACTATATTTATTAAATCTTGATATTCCAATCAATCAGTGATATAATGTTAATTCAATACGTATTAGCATTATTCACTGATTTTTTTTTGTTCAATTTACTAGGTTTTAAATATGACTCTCCCACAGACAGAAAAGGACTTAGAATTAGATAAGTCCGTTAGTGCTAAATACAAAATAGCGTATTTCCTTTCATCTAACAAGATTGAAAGCTCTCTTGTGCTTGCGTTCACTAGCTTTTTACTAGCTATTGGATTTTTCATGGGTAGTGGAAATAATGCTAACTACGATTTAATTTACGGATTTGCTCAACCTTTCTATTGGGGAGCATTGTTCCTAAGCTATTCAATGTTTAAGTTCTATTCTATTTGGAACAAAACAAGCTATCAATTTAGACTAATAAACTCAGCAATAGGAATATGGGCATGGAACTATATTTTCCTAAGTTTTGCTGTATTTGATAAATCACCAATGGCACCCACAGAGTTGCTATTGCTTGTACCAATTATTGCAGAGATATGGATATCTATATCTTCGCTTCATTGTAAGAAAGAAAAGGTTTGAGGATGGTAGAAACAACAGGTAGTGTCATTGCTCAGACAGCAGGATTGATGGCAGCGGGTATAATTGCGCTGATATTTGGCGCTCAAAAGTTAATGAAAGGTTGGAAGGAAACTGCAACTGAATCTAGTGTAATGCAGATGATGCACGAGGAACTTACTAGATTATCCAGCCAAAATAAAATCCTAGCAGAAGAACTAAACAAATTCCAGATTCAGGTAATGAGTCTAAACCAACAACTCCAAAACCTTACTCTAGAAAATCAAAGATTACACACTGAGGTTGTAACTCTAACAAGAGAGATTGCTAGACTTAAAGGTATTATCGGAGATATCCCAAAAGCACAACAGGAAGATTCTAATGAAAAACTACATACTCCAGAATCTAATAGCAATTGATCAATTAGCTAATACTCTATTAGCGGGATACGCAGACGAAACTCTAAGTTCTAGAGCATGGAGAGCAGAGGTAAAAGGTACTCTCTTCGGTAAAATATTCAGACCTTCTATAGACGCATTGTTCTTCATCTTCGAAAAAGATCATTGTTATAAATCTTACTTGAGCGAAATAAAACGCAAGCAATATCCTACTTATTTCAGACGAAAGTACAGCAATGAATAATACTAACTCAGACAGATGGAAGAACCGCAGGAGAATGGCTTGGGTTTCTCTGATGGCTGCTCTAGGGTTTCCTCTTCTAATTCTTTGGTCGGATTCTGCTCAGATTGGTGCAATCGCTGTTCCTTTTTATTTATTTGTTACTGGTGTAGTAAGTAGCTACATTGGTTTCGCAACTTGGGATGATGTATCACATGACAAAAATTCTAGCTCTACTAAATCTGTTTAAGTTTGGAAGGTTTTTAATATCAAATGTATCTGCTCTTAAAAGAATGGCTATCTATGCAGCTATCGCTACTGCTGTTGGAGTTGGTGCTTATTATTGGCACACGCACAAAGTAGAAGAAGCACTGCAAGTACAACGCAAGGTAATTCTGATTGAGCAAGAGCGTAAGTATGCTGATTTACTCGTGCTTAATCAAATGGCTACAGATGAGATAAATAGACGGGCTGCTGAGAATGAAAGGAAAAAGAATGAAGAAATACTCCGTGTTACTCGCTCTCTCAATACTACTATTGCAGGGTTGCGCGACAGGGCAACAAGAGCAGAGCAATCAGCAAAATCTGGTGATTCCAACTCTGACAGCACCGCAAGAGTTACCAGCATGTGTACGGGAGCAGAACTGGCAAGAGATGATGCAGAGTTTCTTGCAAGGTACTCTGCCGGTGCTGAAAGAATGCGAGTAGAGCTTATCGCATTAGACAATAAATACAGAATTGTTTACGAAGAACTTCAGAAATTAAAGAAAGGTAATTCAGATGCAGTTAAGTAAAAACTTCTCTTTAGCTGAATTGATTGCATCAGCTACAGCAACTCGCAGAGGTTTAAGTAACCAACCTACGGAAGAACACATCGATGCCTTAAGAGATTTGGCTAACTTCGTTCTACAACCACTGCGTGATGCCATTGGTAGACCGATTCGAATTACTTCAGGATACCGTAGTCATGATCTAAACAACGCTGTTGGTGGAAGTAAAACCAGTCAGCACAGTAGAGGTCAAGCTGCGGATTTTGTTGTAGAAGGAATGCACCCTTATGATATTTGCCGTGAGCTTGTAAAGTCTAATATCGACTTTGATCAATTGATTCAGGAATTCGGTCAATGGGTTCATGTAAGTTATAACAACAAAGGTAAGCAACGCAGACAGGTTCTGACTGCTGTAAAACAAAACGGTAAGACTGTGTACTTAACCGGATTGCACAAATAAAAAGACCCCGAGGTTAATCCCTCGGGGTTTTATTCATTTATAGCTCTCAGAATCGATTAGAGGCTCTACACGGCGTTTGTAGGGTAAGTGGCTACCTACCCCTTAACCTTGTAGTTTAAACGCCTCCTGCGTCATTCTGATGCGTTACAGAAGTCCAATAGTTGCTTCTTTGTCATGTTTCCAATCGCTCGTTTAGTTTCTACTCCATCTTCAAACAGAATCAGAGTAGGTAGTGAACCAATGCTGAACTCTTTAGTAGCACTTGGAGAAAGGTCTACATCTACTGCACGGATTCTGTCTACAGGTAGATTAGTGTCAGCTAAAACTCTTTTGAGCATTTTGCAACCAGCGCACCATTCTGCGCTAAATATTAGTAGTTGTTTCACTGGCACGCCTCGCAGTCCGCTTTGCTAGCTTGTACACCTGCTTGAGTATAGATGTAATAAAGAGCTAGGATATTAGGGTCTTCGAAAGCTTCGGCATGAACTTCAGCAATCCAAGCAGGGTCTTCATCAGCAGCAAAGAATAGATTTAATGATTGCCATTGATCAACATATCGACTACGAGCAGAAGCTAATCTCAGAACTGCTTTCTGACTAATTTCAAAAGCTGTTTTGAATACTTTCTTCTCGTCATCGGTTAACCAATCTACGTGCTGGACGCTACCTTGCTTATCGGTAATTTCCTGAACGTGCTTCTTGGAATAAACGCCTTTCTTTTTCATCAGATCAAGTAATACAGGGTTTAGTCTATCTACTTCACCAGCAGCAGTCATTTGGTTGAATGACATAGCGGGGTCAGGGTTAATGCCTTCAGATACACCACCCATTAACAACGCAGTACTCTTTGTAGGAGCAATTGCGATTAAGTGAGTATTACGTACACCATAACCTTTGCACCATTCCGGTTCACCTAACAGACCAGCTAGATCGCGGGTTGCTGCATTAGCACCTTCCCAAATCTTAGCTTGTACTTCCTGAGATAGCATGTGAGCTTCAAATTCTTCGAATGCCAGCATTTCCTGCATGAATAAAGTATGGATACCGCAAACGCCCAAACCCAACGCCCTACCTTTCTCGGTAAATCGTACAGCCTTTTCTAGTCCGGGAATACCTTTAGCTTTCTCAATAAACTCAGATGCTACACAATCAAGGAAGAACGTTGCCCAATACGGAGCATCTGTATCTTGCCATTCTCTAAACTTAGCTGCATTCATCGAAGATAGTACACAAGTGTAAGTATGCTCGTGATCATTGAATAGCATAATCTCTGAACAGAGTTGACTATTGTTAATGAACATACCTTTGTCAATGTACATCTGCGGGCGCTTCTTATTGGCTTTATCGACAAAGAAGAAATAACCCTTGCCTGTAACCATCTTGACTTTCATTGCGCGTTGGAATCTTTCAATTGCATCCTGATCACCAGCGTTTAGTCGGTCAATAAATGATTGTTTAATGGTCCAACCAATATTCAAATCATCTGGTTCAGCTAAAATGTAATTGACTACTTCCTGAAAATCACCATGTTCAATGTCTAGATAAGCTGCCCATGCACCACGCCTTGCTGTACCTTGTGCAATATTACGCATTGCTTGAACGTGTTCTTTAATCACAGGAAGGACACCAGAGGCTTTACCGCCTACACTTATCTTGCTGCCTCGTGGTCGAATATGTGAAAGATCAGAGGCTGTACCGAATCCATATTTAGTTAGCATAGCAACCTCGTGTAGATTCGAATAGAACCCATCTACGGAGTCACCAGCAACTGTACCAGAGCATGATACAGGCATACCGCGATTCGTGCCCATGTTAGCTAGCACAGGTGTACTAGGTGACAACCAACCCTTCCAGAGCATACTGAAGAAGTTCTCGTAGGCTTCTTGCTTCATTCCTTCAGGCATGTGCTTTGCAGCAGTAAGAGCAATACGCTCGAATTGACCACGTACAGCCCGATCTGTCTCGTAAAGGTAACGCTCTTTGAATAGCTGCCAACCTGCTGTGGTATACCATTCAGGAATTAGTCCTTTTGCTTGTAACTCTTTGCGTTCTTCGCTGAGTTTTTTGTAGATATTATCGGTCATTATTCAATACTCTCGCTTTCTTTTACTTTCCATAAGAACCCTGCTTCATCCCAATTGCGATGGTATTGATTACCAATGCCTGAAAAAAAATCATTGTAGGTATAATCGTTAATACCTTTGTAGAACCATTCAGCAATAGGATTGTACTTCACATCAAATTCTTTTGCGAAACCTAACTGCTTTAAGCACTCATTGAGTCTAGACATTACAAAGTTCTCTAGTTGATGAGCAGTGATACCTTTGATTTCACCCTTCTCAAATAGCATCGCAATAATTTGCTTTTCATGATCTAGAATTTTGTGAGCTAATTCACGGACTTTCTTTTCAACTTGTTCCAGATACCAAGGGTCATCTTTGTGTTTAGTTGCTTTATGTCTGAATGCCCATGCTCCACCCATGCTGTGAATATTCTCGTCCCTTACTGAGAAATTTATTCCTCTGACCACGTTCATGAGTTTATTCTTACCCTGAGACTGATAGTGCTTCAGGAAAGCGAATTGGCTATAAAGAATCGTACCTTCAACCATAGAGAATCCAGCAAGAGAAATCAAATCATCGTCGTCATCAATAATCTCGTTAATGTGCTGCATTCTCTGAGCTAATACAGGGCTGTCAACATACGAGGTATAGAACTCGGGAGTATCGATGTGCAATAGCTGGTTGATCTTGTTGTAGAACGGAGCGTGAACAGCTAATTCGAACATTGCAAAGACTGATGCCATTCTGTGAAACTCTGCACCATCGAACATCTTCTTAAATCGACCACCCCAATATTCATCACCAGCGTGAGTCTCATAGAGGCTGAATAGCTTAAGGGTAGTAATTACTGCGTGTTTCTCGGATTCGGTGAAGTTTACCAGAATGTCTTGTACATCTTTCTCTACTTTGATTTCGTCTGGTAGCCAAAATACTTTTAATTGTTGATCTGCAAATTCAATAGGTTCCTTAGTATCGTTAACGGGTACTAGGTGTTTAGGTAGCATTTTAATCCTCTGTTTGTTTAGCGTATTTATCTCTGGATTCTAAATAGGCTTGAGCGTCTTCTGTCTCATATCTTGACCTATAAATATCCTCTGTTAGTTTACTTCCGCTTGCCTTATCGATTGCTGCTTTACTTGCATAACCAGAGTTAATCCATTGTTCATCTGTTCGCTCATTACCAACCCATCTGCTACAAATTACTACTTCATTAAATCTATTTCTGTGCTGAATTCCGTCTTGACGGATATAAGGAATGCTAATATCCATACCAATTGAATGCAGCATTAGTTTAAATTTGGTAGCGTTTTTATCTTCCATTGAAAAATCATAATCCGGTAGAACTCGTTTAATTTCAGATTCCGAAATTATACAAAGAGCCACAATAGAGCTTGGTCGGGTTAGTTTTTCTTGGTTTTCTTTGGTTTTTAGTTTTGTCATTAGAAACTCCTAAAGGCAATAGGAACCTACAATTATAGCATGTTCTCTGTGTTATTACAAGGTTGGTGGTCGTGCCAATCTTTAAAGAAAGGTATTAGACCCTGACGGAGTAGATTATCTCTAAAAGCCAAAGCTAAAGATAATCCCTCATTGTTTTTGTTAGAAAAAGACTTGTTCAACTTTAATCCATTGTGTGAAATCCTAACTACGAAAGAATTTCGATCTTCTCGATAACGGATATACTTGTAATTTGTACTCTTAGATTTACTTTTCTTGTTTAAAAGGTTTTTACTTCTACTAACATTTCTCAAGTTATCTATTAAGTTATTGCTTTTATTCCCGTCAACGTGATCTATATCTTTTAAATTATCTATTTCTAATTTGTTCAAATACCATACAATTCTGTGGTTATAGTAAAGTTTACCGGAAAGTCTTACAACCCAATAACCTTTGCGTTGTCTAGTACCAGCGGTTTGACCTTTCTTACTTCGAAGAGAGTAATTTGTTTTCCATATCAAACCGGAGGGACTATTTTCACAGTATTGGAGGTTTTCTAATATTTCCTCAATCGGAAGGATTTTTGCCTGCATTATTCATTTCTCTTAATTCAAGTTCTAATATGAACATTAAGTTAGTTATTGATGAAGCTAAGTGATGTAATTTCGACTCCGAATCGTGAGTTTCCCCATCTTTCCATTGCCACATATGTCTTTGTGCTGCGCTAAAGTATCTGTCATTAGCGTTTGGCACCTTCATCCAGTTAAAATCTTCGTACTTTTGACTACCAAATGTTAGTACTTTTACAACTTCCTCAAGAGCTTTAGTCGGTAACAAAGAGTATCTAGGTTTACCGGAATCGTACTTACGTCCAACGTTGGGGTTAGCGGTTTTATCTTCTACTGGATTTGGTGCATATGGAATCGGATTAGGAATAGTATTCTCTTCTTTTACCCAAATGATTTGTTCTGCACTACATGAATGAAATTGGACAGATTGTTCGCATTGTTCGATATCATGCTCGAATGCACAACCAGCACAGCCTCCTTTTGATGATTCAGGTTTAGCCTTGTAATCGATACCGTTTATTCGAATATTAGGTGTAATATTAAGCATTCTAATCTCCTTACTTAATCTTAAAAACAGGGCTGGGAACAAACTCTCTTAAATCGTTCGATACAAAGAAGCTGGGTTTACGAACCTTGTCATTGGTATCTTTAAAGACAACGAAACCTCGTTCTGTATCTACACGGTGAGTAACCTCAATACCAGCTTCTTTAAATTTAGCAACTTCTTCAGCGATAACTCTAGAAAGGTCTTTAATGTGAGTAGGTAAGAACTTAGTCAGGTTATTTTCAGAAGTAGCTACAGCAGCACCGGATACATTACAACCTAGCGATTCAAGTTGTTGAGCTAAACCCAATGCCGTGACTAATACATCTACTACTCCATCTAATGCAGCTTCCATGTTTCTTTCCATGATAGCTTTATTTGTTTCATTCAATTCCTCTTGAATTAGTTTAACTTGTCGTCGTAAATCCTGACGAGTCTTCGGTACGTCTTTTCCAGCTACTGCATTAAATAGATAGCAATTCTTTATAAATTGTTGAAATTCTGCGTGGTTCATTTATTTTCCTTTCAAAGTAAAAAAAGCCCTAGGACTAGCCTAGGGAGTATTATAGCAAATTTTATAGAACGATCAAAGCTCTTTCTTCTTTGGAGTTTAGAGTCTTTCTAGACCTCGCACGATATCCGCAATCATGGCATTGGTATTCTGCGAACATAGATACCTGTGTAGTCACAACGTTACCTGTCAAGTGCATTTCTTCACTACCGCATACAGGGCAATGAATCTTACCGTCATGATGGTGATGCAGTTCAATTCCAGATGGTCGAGTATCGAATGCACGAATAGCGTAATACACTTCTCGTAGAACTACGATATCTTGAGCGTTATACTCCATCATTTCAGTAAGAGCTTTGGTATCACCATTGATGCAGCGAATCCAAAGATCAATACCACCTGTGTCAATCTTACGTCCAGAGCCAGTGTACTTACCCAATGCATCTAGCTTATTTGAATTAAACTTCAATTGCTTTGCAATCTTGAGTGTATCAATTAGCTTCACACGCTTAGGTGGAGGCATACCATTAGCTAGTAGTCGAGTTTTAAATACAGACCAATCAAACTTCTCTAGGTTGTGAGCGCAAACAGAATCTACGCTTTCAACCGCATCGTATAGTTCAGCTACAATCCGGGAATCATCACCAGCAATTGCTTCTTTAGAAGTTAGCTTGATCTTATGAATCTTAGGACTATCACTGAATTGCCAACAAGCTGTAAGAATAACACCACCTTCAGAGATAACTGATTCAGTACCAATATTCTGTTTCCACCGACCAAACGTAGCTACAACGCTAGGTGAGGTTTCAAGATCAAAGAATAGGATTCGCTGCTTATGGTTTCTTGGTGTTTGGTTAGTTTTATTGAACCGACGATTCACTGTGCTTTTACCGATACCTAGAATATTAGCAATTGCTCTACTACCATACCCCTGTGCCTTTAATGTTACTATTTCTGCGTCAATGTTAATTTCGCTCATAGGTTCCTTTCTTTGAATCTCTTGTTGATTACTTCAAATGAGATTGGTTTAAAATCAGTCTGCTCTACACAGACGCATTCGTAAAGGGGATCGATTTTGTCCCATTTATCTTTTACTCTTTTACTGTGCAGATGACCGTGAATGTTACCTCTAAATCTTCCTACACTATCCTTGTGAATAGGAATGTGAGACATGATCAGGTTATCTAGAATATGGTAAGCACGAATATCTTTAAAGAAAGGTGTGTATTCTTCCAGCCTAAAAAGATCGTGGTTCCCTTTGATCAGAACCTTCTCCCCGTTCAGTGCATATAGTGTACTCAGTGCTTTGCGGTTAATTACTACGTCACCAAGATGATATACCTTGTCATTTGGACCAACCGTACTGTTCCATCGTTTGATCATTTCATCATCCATTTCTTCGACTGAATCCCAAGGTCTGAGTTTGGAACCATCATCGTTCAGAAATTGAGTTACACCTTTATGACCGAAGTGCGTATCGCTAACCAGAAAAATTTCCATTTAATACCTCTGCATCTTTTTTGTTTACCCAATTCAAGCAGTAAGGGTAATCAGGTTCTCTAACCCAAAACCTTTCATGATCTTCCCTTACTACGCTAAACGTTTTACCAATCATTTGAGCATACCACAAATACCTGTCTGAATACGAACTGATTTTGATTATTTTGTTTGGCATTTTAATCCTTCATGAGTTTGACAATTGATTCGTAATCGAACTCCCTAGAATTTATTAGCTTCTTGAATTGAGCTTTGCGTTTAGTTGCGTTCGATTCTGGTTCAACTTGCATTTCTTTGAGAACAGCTAATTGCTGCTCTGCGTTTAGCTTTGAGAAATCAATACAAACTCTTTTAATCCATCCATTGTGGTAAGGGTTGTGTGAGTAATCTTTCTCTAAGTAATTCGCAAGTCTGCGTAGTATATCAGGAAGCGAATCATTTGTCAACCAACTCAGACAGCGTTTGTGAGCATTTACTACCAGACCTTCGAAAGCGTTGGACTGACGATGAATAGCTGCCCTGCAATGCTGTGTGAGGTGATCATGGTCCAAAACAGCGTCCTTCCAGTCGATTTTCTGATAGAGGATAGGGTCTACCCCTTGGTTAATGTCAAAAAGCTCTCTACGGGCTTCCTGAACGTCTTTAGGGGTATATAGAGACTTGACCTTTTTCATTCTAACTCTACACCGTACTGTTGGAAGAATTCAGCAACCTCTAAGGTATCCCTATGGTGACTCATCATCCTAGCGCACTTATGGTAAAGGTCTAGGATGAATTTCCAATCAGCCTTAACAATGTTTCCTTCCCAATCCACGTAAGTGAATTCTTCAGGATACCACTCTTTGTATTTGTTTTTTACAACCTGTAATCCTTTTTGAGCAGAATCGCAATCTTTTAATAGGTTATACGCACCAGCATCACCGAATTTGACTTCAGCTAACTCTGTAGGTTTGTAGCAATCTACAGGATCACCTGTCAGCATTTGACAGCAATACCAGAGAAATCCATCCCCTTTTACTTTACCGTCTTCACGCATATATAAACTACCAAGTTCAGGGATTAGCTTTACTTCTGGTTTCTCCTGCGTGTAATCATACACACTTAAACCTGAGTAAGCATTCGCGTCTTTATCATTGGTTACAATGATTACTTCGTATCCTTTTTTCAGATAATGATAACCCATGTAGATTAAAGCATCATCTGTTTCATGACCGTTTACAACTTTAGCTCCATGACTATTGATTAGATAATTTCGGCAATCTTTTAATTGCAGAGGTCTTATCGAACCTTCTCTTTTTCCTTTGTATTTACTAGGTAGGGGAAGATACTCTCTAAAGTTAGCCTCACCGCTAATAAATAACATATGATCATCTGCCCATACATCTTCTTTCACCTTCTTTATTTGTGCATCCAGTATTGCATACGGATTCATTTTGTCAATTGGTTTAGGAGTTTGAATTTCTTCAAACGAATACTTCGATTCAATGTATTCAAAGTCATTGTCTTTTAGAAACTTTTTAAATGCTGTTTTATTCTTAAATACCTTTACTCTACCTGAATCAATGTGTGTTACACCTAACTGTCTTTCTTCTGAAGCTGCACTCACCCTATATGCAAGTACATCAGCATCAAATAGTACCATTCTTTTTGTCATAGTATTCCTTATACGAAAAAACCCCGCTGGCTTTCGCTAGCAGGGTGTTGTGGGTCTAACTCCTATTAGGTTTTAGATACTGTTACAGGCGCTCTTAGGAAAAGCAGGATAACGAACGCCGCCAACCAAGTCCAAATCGTGTAAGCAATACCTACGGAGAATAGAGTATTGATTGCCCAAATTGCAACTAGAGGTGGTACTACAATCCCTACTACAATCAGAATAATCCAAAACAAAGCAATGGCTACGGTCTTAATAGTATCTACTGTTCTAATCTTCACTGCACTTCCTCAATTGTTTCTAGAAGAATTTCAGTCTTCTCAGTTAGCTCACTGATTTTAGATTCAGCAAGGGCTTTTGCAATCTTAGCTAGCATTGGAGCATCAAAATCCTGCTCTTTAGCTTTAGTTTTGATTTCTTTTAGTTGGTCATCCAGAGCTTGAATCTGAATGAAAACATCCTTCATTTCTTCTACGAATTCGCGTTTAGTTTTCATTGTTTATTTCTACCTTTCGTTACGGGGCTATTTTCACCGGTTCTTGACTTACAGTATTCTATAAATCCGGGAGCATTCAAATTTTCTTTTTGACTACCCCATGCTAAATTTTCAGGTTTATTATTACTGGAATCTTCATCCAAGTGCATACAAACTTGACCATCATTGGGTGGACCATTGAAAGCTTCGCAAACTAATCTATGAACTTTTAAAGTTTTGTGACCTCTTCTTACATAGATGTATCGTTTACCATCCCACTGACCAAAAGTTGGTTGACCTCCGTATGTTCTAAAACCACCATTAGGCATTTCTTTAACATAAGGGTCAACCATTATTCTACCCAATGACGAAGCCAACAGATCAGGTTGTGATGGGATTTTAACCCAAGTTTCCATTGGCATTTAATTCCTAAAAAGGCACATCGTCGTCCATGTCCTCGAACCCGCCAGATACCTTCTTAGCTGCTGGTTTAGCTGCTGGCTTTGCAGCTTTGGCTTTCTCTGGTACTTTTACATCATTACCTTCACCGTCATCAGCTACATCGAACTCATCACCGGGTTGGTAGTTATTACCTTCAGGAGCAGTGTATTCAACTAGCTTAGTAACAAGAACGTTCTTCAGATACAGCGAACCATTACCATTATCACGAAGGAATTCATCGATACTGATCTGCCCGATAGAACCATTACCGACTAGCTTACTGTGAGTGACATCGATAATCTTGTTACCGACTTTCTCAAAGACTTTAGGTTGGTACAGGTCAGGTACGGGTTTACCAGTTTTACCTAGCTCGGTACTCTTACGCAGAGTAACGATCCAGACGTTTTTACCTGCATCTTCAGGTGGAGCAGTCTTATAGATGTTTTCGAATTCTGCTGTCTTTACTTTCTTAACTGACACTTGAGTATTGATAGACTTAGCGTAGTCTTCAAACGCATCGATTACATCTTCATCTGCAATCGCAATCGAAGCTTTCCATTCATCGGGCTTTTTCTCAGCACCGGGTTTTACATACGCTTTCACTGGCTTCTGAATAGAAACGTAAAGAAGCATACCTGATAGTTTATCCATTTTATTAACCCTTTCAAGACTAATATTAACTAACTAAAATGCTGGCTAGCAGCGACTTACACCGTTATTACGGTAAACGAATTATACCGTAATGACTCGCTAATGTCAAGAGTGGTATTGAGTTACCAGCACTTGCTTAGGATGAACCCGGAATACTTCTGTGAATTCTGCGCCATTGTAAGATGCGTACCAGCCGTAGAATTTGTAGTAAACGGATTCGGAACCTTTGGAGAATTTCCATACGGACCAGTACTGATCACCTTCACCTTCACCACCGTGCTGTTCCACTAGTTGAATATTGAAACTGAGATTATCAAATGAATCAAGTGGTTCAGCATAAAACATGCAGTTTTTTTCTTTGGAGTCTAGACCATCGATAAATTCAGCAACTTCTTTTTCAAAATCTGACATGATACTCTCCTTATAGTTCAGTTACGTAATCGATTTTCTGTACCTGTTTCGGTACTACGAAATCCCAACGGTCTAGTTGTACACCTTCATAAGACTGGTAGGTTGCTTTTAGAGCTACGTAGAGACTTTCATCTGTACGAGGATTCGAGAACTTTATCACAGCTTCAGTTTGCTCTCCGCTATCTGTATCGTAGTCGAAATCTTGTCGAGCGGTCTTGACAGTAGTAATAACGATGCCGTTTTCATTGAAGTTAGCACCCAATGAAGATTCTAGCATGTATTTTGCTGAGCGATAGTCTTGTAGTTTCTTGTAAACAAACTCTTTAAGATCAATTTCTTTTGGAGTTGGGAATACTTCTTTGTTTGCGGTTTTACGTGCGGTCATATGGTTTCCTTTCGTGGTAATATGGATTTAAGCTTCATCAGCTTTTCGGGGTTCTTCTGTTTAAAAGCAAAGTCATAATGATCAATTGCAAAGTCTCTAAACCAACCAGAGGTAAGAGTAGTGCAGACTTTGTTCAATGCTTTCCAATATGCTTTTGAAGGATTATAGTTCCAATTGCTAGGAATCATGAATCTTTCTAGAGCAATAACTTCAGTTTCTTCTGTCACGCATCTTAGCTTACTTAGTGCAGACATTCTATCCCATTTTTCTTTTGAACACAATACTTCTTGACCATCGGAAAGCATCATTGTGTAACGCGGTACTCCACCCGGAGCAACTAACGTGTGCAGATAATCGTGATCATAATACTTCACTACAGCATCATCAAAGAACTCTTCCTTAGATACAGCAAGAGTTGGTTTCCATTGCTTGTAGTACTGCATCGTTAATTCTGTGCGTTCTTTTAGAGTGTCAAGAACTATTTGATTATCTGTATTACGGGCAGTGTCAATTCTATTCCTAAGACCAAACTTGTGATACATGGTGATATGACGATCAAAATTAAGGTCACGCCATAGATGACTACGTTTCATAATAGCAAGGCCATTAAGACCCATTACATACGCTTCTTGACCATTAGGTAAGGTAATTACGCTATTAGCTGCGAACCCCATCATATCTTCATTATTTAGATGATCAGCAGAGTGCCATTCGCAACCCTCAACTGGTTCATAACTAATTACGTCCCAATCAGTACTATCTTTAATTTTGAATTCAGGATTCCAGAACGCTAATGCTCTTGATCCGACTAGTACAGGCTTCATGGTTTCTAATTTCCTTTCTATGGTATCCCTGACCGGATTTGAACCGGTACGCACAAGGCGTCAGATTTTAAGTCTGGTGTGTCTACCTATTCCACCACAGGGACTTAGTGTTCAGATTATAAAGAATTTTTACCTTCTTTAGCAAGTAATTCTGTGAAAATTTTACGATCTAGATTATCGAATTCCCAATGACAGTTAGGACAAAGTTGGATCAAATTTTTTATATTATTGACTTCTGATAGTTTTGCATCGTCGTCAAAATCTTTTACGGATTTAATGTGTGCTAGTTCAACGTGCTTATCATATCCACAATTAGCGCAAGGAAGTTTTTTTAATTCTTTTAACCAACTTCTTGCAAAATTTCTGATATGAGAATGTAACCAAGAAGGGTGTTTACCTTTAACTGATTGTTTTTCTCGATATTCACCTACAGTGCATTCTTGCTGAAACCTTAATTTCCATTCTTCAAAATGTTCGTTGCAGAGAGTTTGTCTATATGTTCTAACGATATTATTGCATTTTGAACACTTTCTTTTTATTTTTCTCTTTGGATTTTCTTTATTTGTCATTTTCGCAGAACAAGACCTACTACAAAATCTAGGATTTTCTGTATCTTTCCCACAATTATCACATCGTCTCATTTAACTCTCCATAAATTTGGAGGATCGTGGAGTAATCGAAACTCTTGTCATCCATCCTCTTGTTTAACGACAACGGCTTAGAAGACCGTTAGAGGGACACGACCCATAATAGGTTGATAGTGCAGGTGCGTTACTACCCGGAGACTTAAGAGGCGACAGGTTCACTAGTCTCTGCCTTTGGGTACACTTGTACTTAATTTCCTTCCGCAACCGACTACGGTATTCACTATCATATCAACGGGTTGGGCTTGATTCCAACTAGACTGCATTTCCGACTATCAGGGCTTAGATATACCGCGAATCATCCCCGAGTAAGTAGCAGTCAGATCGAGGCTCTGTGTGTGTCCTTCCACACCGCCGTTGATATGATAGTCCTCGTCTTTCCGAGGCGTCATATAGTTCACTCACGCACCTTCAATGCTTTCGCTCCAGCACATCGTATATTCTCTTTCTGATTATAACAGAAATCATTGGGATTTTGGTTGTAAGTGTCATCTTACTTCATCATACAGACTCCCAAAGTGTCTGTACTATCGGGGACTAGCCGAGCGTCTTTAAATTATACCACGTTTTTCCAAGCTAGACCGTCACGAATACGAGCAACTTGTCGAGGACTGATGTTAAACATACGAGAAACATCAGTCAGACCCCAACCATCGCCCAGAGATTCACGAATATCACGAACCTCTTGCTCAGTTAGTTTAGCTGAAGCTGGAACTTTGAGACAGGTAGAGGGTTCATCGTCATCCTGCATTACGTAATCATCATCCGTATCGTCGTCAAACTCTACAATATCCCACTGATTGCAGTATCCGGATTGTAGCTCAGTTTCTGGTAGTTTGTACTCATTCAGAGGAATTTCGTCAACTACTTCGTATCGGCAAGTGCGACCTTTGCTGTTGTTGTAGTCAGCAGGAATTGCCACTACATCAGCAGGGTTAATCTTCACTACAACGATACGCTCACCACCGAAATGCTTCAGGTAAGAGTAAGAGCAGAAGTGCAGACCATAGCTGCAAGTATTGTTCTTGTCTTCATCAACCATGTTGCGAGGAACCTCTACAACCTGACCAACAGAGTTATCCATAGAACCACTGTATACGTCCTTATAATCACCCCGTACACGCTTGTACGCGAGGAAGTGACCGTCAGAGGTAATGGGTAGATCACAAGCGTCTAGGAAGCCGAATAGCTCGTCTACAGCACGTTTGCTAGGGTTGTTCATCAGGTTCTCAATGAACTTGACCATAGGTTGTACATCCAGACCGTTTTCGATTACTTCGAAAATACGACCTACGATTAGACCAGTTACTTCACGATCACCGTAGAAAATCTGAGTACCTTTGATGGTTACGTTTGCGCTGAGTCGCTGTAGAGATTCCACAATCGATTTGCGGATATTGACAGCATCGCGCAGTGCGTCAATATTCTTGTCTGCCAGAGCTTTCATCACCATAGGGAAGGTGTGTGCCTGACGGTTAATGGTGTAGCTGTTACTGTCTACGTAGACCGTTACGCTATCGGAGCCGAGGATGAAGTTGATATTTTGCATGGTTTTTCCTTTCAGTTGAAATTAGGACTTGCTAAGACTTGCATTATACACATGATTTACATACTGTGCAAGCTGTGCCAAATAATTCATGTTATCTGTCAACGCGGTAGTATGCGGCACATGACGTAGTATCTCATACTTTGTCATCACAATACCAACCTTGGTTTTAAAAGTATCAAAAGTTCTAGTACTGATGTTTTTACGCAACAGAAAGCTCTTGTCGATTTCTTTCATGGTAGAGAGTTTGTCGCTAATACGCAACATACGAGAGATTTCATCACGCCCACCTGTAGTGTTTTTAATCCATTGCTTCAGAACAGTATTACGAACAGAGTAAGGGATAGCATCGTTAATGATGGACCGAATACTAGCTCGTTTTATCAGCTTGTTGACAATGGGATTATCGCTAATAACTTCCTTGAGTTCTTCCAAATATTCCTTCACAGGTACAAAGTTATTCTTATCTTTAATCTTGTCAGCACTACCCTTACTGATAAGAATCATAGGTGCAACCTTAATACCAACAGACTCGCAGAAGTTAATGTATTCGAAATACTCCGCAGCTTGGTATTCCATACCGGAAGCAAAGCTACGATTAGCACCCAGAATTATGTAAGCTTGTTTGTCCTTAATAGAATCAAGATTCGTATGAGGAATCCAAGATTTACTACCTTGCCAACGATACCCCATTGTGTAATGAGTAGTACGAGTAACAGTGCGAGTGCTAGTTTGACGTTTAATTGCATCCGGTTCTACATTAGATGTCAAACGAATATCAGGATGATTACCTAGGGTTTCGGAGATAAGCTTCTTGAAACTCTGGATAGTATTGTGTTGTTCATCAAAAGATAGAATAATTACCCGATGATCTGGATATGCTGCACGAATCTTAGCAACACGAGCAGAATGCCGCTTAGAAATATCCTTAATGTAAATAGCGTACTTACGAGTTGCACTAGGTTGAACCATAGAGACATAAGCACGACTGCGCGAACGACGAACTGTTGGGTCAAACATTTCAGCAGTAGCCAGAGTTACTTTGGTTGTAAAATCATCACCATCCTCGTCCTGCACGGTTTTATGAGCATACAGAGCAGGTTCGATATCGAAATACCAACCGTTAGAACTATTCTTAGCAAATGTAGTGCTAATGTTCAACCATTTAGCCAGCAGAGAATAAAGACGACTGTTATTCAACAAAACAGCTTTTTCCCAATCGGTTTCATTGGTAAACTTTTCGTTCAAATGCTGTGCGAGTTCAGTAACAACAACATCCAATTTATTCTCAATGTTGGATACAGTAGAAGGATTGTACTCAATACCTTCACGAGAGGCAGTTACACCAACCTCACCAATGTTGAACAGGAATTCAATGTGCAGATGCGACATGGTTTCCAGCAGTTCTTTATTGCTTTTGGTGATCTTTTCGGAAATCATGCCGTAGTCCAGAGGATAACCTACATCACCTTGGACAATCCAAATTTTGTTGTAATAGTTACTATTAGCTCCAATACGAATGTTCTCGGACTCGAATTGGTATTCGGTCTTAGGAAACATATCGTCAGCGGAGGTCTTGCTATTGACCAGAACAGGCTTTACCTTGAAGAAGCGCAGTTGGTAGATAACTTCTTCTGCAAACTTGCTGTAATCTTCGCGCTTAACGGACATTTTGATTTCTACACCGTTACCTTCAGTGGAATCAGACTTCATCATTTCGATGATATTGGGTATACCTGATTCAGTAATGAACGCAGAGTAGATAGTACGCACGCCGTTGAACGTGCTGGTAACGGTAAACTGATCGGTGTAACTGAACGGAGTCTTAGCACCAAGGCCGAAAGCACCGATTGCATCATTAGACTGATCTTTGCTGCTCTGGAAGTAAACGCAGAATACGTTGCGTACTTGTTCGGGAGAAAGACCGATACCAAAATCCTTGACAGAGAACCAAGGTTCGAACTGGTCAGGAAGATGAATCTCAAAAGGAAGATCGAACAAACCCGCAGCTACGTGAGCATCACGAGCGTTGCAGGATACTTCACGAACAATACTGCCGATTTTGTTCTGGTACAAGGTGTCAGACAGAACCTTGAACGCTTTACCGTTCATAGCGATACTGAAGCTACTGACTTCGTTGCCACCGTGAACTTCAACGGGAGTGCTGATGCTTGCGAGTTTCATGATTTCCTTTCGGTTAAGTTGTCGATGGGTTCAGCATAAACCTCGATTGAAAATTTCTTATCCTTCAAGTACTCCGATAGGTAAAAACTAAGATGAAACAGATCGTCAGGAAGTACAGACAACCTATCTACTTCTGTTCCATCTACAAGTTTTACTATGGTTTGGTACTCGGGATTGTACTCAAACCTAGTAATCATTTTACGCTAGTACGTGTCAAAGCTTTCGGCATTAGTTTTTGTTCAATGTGGTTAGCAATTTCTTCAAAGCTTTTTTCTTGATCATCGTTCATCTTGTAAAGATTTTCCACCTCTTTTACAGTAAGCTTAAGATACTTTCGATAGATTTCCGGCATTTCACCTTCTTCTGATTTTTCTGTGAAAATATGAGGAGTATTGTTTAGTGCTTCTTTATAAACGAAACCACCCCACACGCTCCATTTAGCAGGCGCACCGTCTTTACGAGCAAGTTCACAAAGAACCCCTACGCAGCAGAATTTGTTAGACATACCTGCTCTTAGTTGACCATCTGTTTGTTTGTACTGACCAGACCGCAAAGCAGCAATCCAGTGCTCAAATACTTCTTTCGGTGTACGAGTAATTACGGGTTTTTTAGGCATTTCATTCTCCTTCTGTATAAAATTTAGCAATGCGTTGTTTAAACTCTGAATTGTATCGGCGAATCTTGAGTCTCCAAAATGCACGATACATTCTACCTTCTGGTGTTTTGTGCTGACTTTCTTGGAAGATCACAACCTTTTGACCATCGAAGTATACACCTTTTTTGGGTTTTCTGCGGACGCTTTGCAGAATTTTGTCAGATATTCTTTCGTAAGAACTTCTGTGGTAATGGAACAACATTATTCCCCTTTTAGGAGAGCATAAATTGCTCTAGTGAAAATGATAGTTAGGAAAATACCTACAGCAACAGGTTGAGTTGGTATTGTCGCAACGTGAGCAACGAAAATAATTAGACCAACGAATATAAACACTGCACTAAAGAACAAACAAAAAGCTGCAAAAATACTTTTACACATTGCACTTTCGATATTAGCAGATAATTTTTCTAGCATTACTCTTTCCTTATAACAAGCTTCTCAGCCTCTTGCACATAGTAAGACAGGTCTACATCCTCTAGTTGGTCTACCATCTTATTGCAGGTTCTGACCTTCCAACCGATATCGATACCTAGTCTACGCTCTTCTGTATCACCCTCAAGTGGTGGCATGATTTTAACAAGATTTCCACCGCTTGTGCTGATGTAGTAACGACAAATATTTTGCTGTTGTATTTCTGCACCATCTTCCATGACCATGACTAGTCTAGAAGAACGAGGAACCTTGGTACGCAGCATGAATAACCACTTACTTTCAGGGTCTTTAGCTTTCTCAGCAATAAACTCAGTAGTGTCTCTTCCGTGCAACATAGCAGCTTCAGCAGCCATAGGTATGATCAGACCACCTTGGTTCTGGTGCCAACCTAAGTCTTCATACTGGTAAGCACCTTTGCGTTTGACCTTACCGTTAGTGTACACCGCGATGTAATTATTTACGTCACGAATTAGCATCTTACTGTAATCAGCAAACTCCAAATCAAGCTTAACCTGCTTTTGCCAAGCTGCACAGATCGCATCATATTCTTCTCGTTTATCACGAGGTAGAGCTACCGTAACACCGTCAGTATTAACCTGAATTAGTTTCAGACCTTCAATTTGCATCAGCTTTTCAGCCAACAGACACAGAGATAGCTGACCGTTAATTGTGATCTTCATTGTGTACATTGGATCGTAGAATGGACTAAACTCATTATTACTGTCGCCGTATACACCATTCAATGCAAGCTTCAGCATTAGGTTTTCAGTACTACCCTTTGGATAGGATTTACGCTGTTCATAAACGTCTTGATATATATCGCAAAACTTATCCGAGAGGTGTTCAGGGTACACACGATTACTAATACCAATGTTAGGATACATAGAACTCACATCTGCGTCTACAATCGCGTAGGAGCGTGTTTCTGTAGCTATCTTACTGGAGATACTACCGTGAATTCCACCTGTCCCAAAATCGAATCTAAACCCATCTATGACCACGTTTAGAGTCTCAGCTACACGATAGTAACCCCAATAGGATTTCTTTGGTACTCGTTTCTTTTTTGGCTTCTTCGTGAAGTCAGGAGAACCTTCTGAATCCAGAGGGTATTCCATAATGTGATTACCGTTTTCATCGAAAGCGTATTCGGTAGCTTTCAATTCTTGAACAACTAACCAAGCTTTAGGGTGTTCCTTAAGGAATTGGTTCCATTCGTAATTGCTAGGCTCGGACTTGAATCGAATCTTCTTCTCTTCCATCTGTGCGTATTTAGCTACATCACCTAGACGATGCTCTTCAATGTCAGAGAATACACCTTTGGTTTCTTTAATTCGCTGGTTTTTAAACCAATCCAGAACAGCAATGAACTCAGGTCGTTGGAAATCATAATACTCAAATAGGCAATCACGAATATCAATGAATGCTCGTTTGGTTTGGTTAAGCTTGCGACGACCATTAGGTTCAATACGATAGCATGAACCGGGAATGTTTTCTTCCAGCTTCATTATGAAGTAGTCCTTACCAATCTTCGTATCATTATGGTTCATGAAATTACGATTGTATTTCTCAGTAAGAGCTTTACGGAATTCGATCATGGTCATTGACTTAAGACAGAATTGACGAGTCATTTCCACATCGTGCATGTTGTATTTGATTAGAGTCTTAATTTGCTCTTCATCTAGATTAGCACCAACTGGATAAGGCAGGTCTTCGATATTGTCAGCCTTCATATTGAATTCAATCATCTTCAATGAAGTAGCACGAGCCTTATTATCAAAGTGATGAATCTTAAATAGGTCAATTTGTTCGATTAGAGTTTCATCATCGGAAACTACTTTAGCGAACCCATCACGAGAGGTTTCAATTTGTTCTTGAGCATATTGGAAGATTATACGAGCAACTTGCTCACCTTCAAGCTTCAATAACCTACGGCGTGATTCAATAACGCGATGAACCACAGGGTAATCGAAACCTTGGTTATTAAATCCAACTAGCTTGTAGTCTTTACTAGCAAGCCAATCCAGAATAGTAAACAACTTAGGTAACTCGTTCTTAAACGGAGATACCTCAATGACAACGGATTTCTCACCGTCAAGTCGAACCATAGCGAAAGTAAAGACGTTGCCGTATGTCTCAATATCGTAAACGTATGTATCTTGCATCTAGCCTCCAAAAAGAATAAGACCCGAGTATATCACAACTCAGGTCTTTCTTCAAACAAATTTTACTTACTAGTCAGGTTCGTGAAGTAGTATTCTTTGTCCCATAGGGTGTGGGTTGCATTCTCGTAATAAACCTCACCAGCGGGTCCAGTAAGGCCACAGATTCGATTCTTACTCAGCACCACCTTGGTAGTGTTACGCTCTACTTCATCCTCATGGTACTTGTTTCGACTCAGGAGAATGTTAGCAGATGCTGACTTGATAATGGTACTACTACCTTGAATTTCTTCTTCAGCGAATGAATCACCTTTGGATGAATTAGCACCTGAAGACTGAGCTTTACGAACGTGATTAATTAGAATCAGAGTTACGTTGTGACTCTTAATGATTCCTTTGCACCACTTCATGAATACAGCCTGTTCATCTACACCTAGGCCATCGATAATATCCTGTAATGGATCAAGTACAATTATCTTACAACCGCAAGAAACAACTAATTCTTCAATAGTATCCTGAATTTCTTCAACAGACCCATCACGATTATCCAGCAAATAGAATCTATCCTGACCTTGTTCATCAAAGAATAGCTGATTAGCTTTTGACTTAACATCATCAGAGGTTAGATATCTTTGCTTAGTTTCATCATCAGCAATCAGTGAAATCTTACGTGATAGGTGCCTACCTAGAATTGTCTCACCGTATTGACCAGCATCCAACTCCATCGATACAATACCAATCTTGTGTGGTGAATGAAAAATCCAGTAGTAAACCATTTCTGTAATGAAAGAGGTTTTACCCAATCCAGTACCTGCTGCAATGTTTACAATATGACCTAGAGGTAATCCACCGACTAGTAGTTCGTTAAGTTTATTCATGAAAGGTGGAAATGGAACTTTAGCAATAGCTGCTTGTTCAATAATCCTATCATACAATTCACCGGAACCTAATACACCAACAGGAGTATATGACTTTGATTCGTAGAAGTCCTGAATAAAAGCTTTAGACTCGTCTTTTTCCAGATACTCATTAGCGTCTTTGAATCTCAGATTCATAATCTTGACTTTACCTTTTGGTAAAACCTTAATTACTTCGTCAATTGCTTTCTTTCCAGCTTTATCATTGTCATAACAAAGAATAATATTGTCAAATGAATCTAGGAATTTGTATTGACCAGCAATTTGCTTATACGAATTAGCGCCAGTAGTAGGAGATACCACAGCAGTTTCATAATCCCAACCCTTAGACTTATTATATTCACTAAGCATTTGGTAAGCCGATAGCGCGTCAACTTCACCCTCCGTGATGATAACATACTTACCTCCGCGATTAAATCGGAACTGCATGAATAGATCGCATTCAGCCCCTGTTAAACCCTTTGAAGCAAAGTCTTTAGGTACATATCGGATTTTGTATCCGGTTAATTGACCATCTTTAGTACAAGGGTAATACTGTTCTAACACATCCCCGTCTTCATCCACAACGTGTCGAACACCGAATTTCTTATAGATTTCATCATCGATACTACGAAAACCATTAGCTGCAATCTGAGTCTTCTCTTTAATTGCAGCAGCATCTTCTTGACTAATTGGTGGTTTACCACTTGGTTTTACTTCTGTTTGCATCTTATCCTTTCCTGCGGAAACTCTTACTTTACTGAATTTAGGTTTCTTTTCTCCTAATTCTTTTTTGAATTCTTCACTGATTACGGTATGTTCGCAGACGAAGCAGTGACTTGATTTATCGTCATATACAGCTTTACCATCTGAACTACCACACTCTTCACAAGCTTCGTGCCTCTGGAATGCCGCCACCTGATACCCCTTCTAGAATACTAACATAAACGGGACTTCCTATGGTTACTACCACAGGTTCCCCTACATTTACTGGTTTGGTTGGTTCGTAAACAAACCGCCAAGTACCATTAGGATACAGCATGATATCTTCCATGTCAAGTGTGCGACTATCTACACTCTGTTTCATGGTTATTGATCTTCACCACCAGCTAGGAGCCAAGAATTAGAAACAGCTTTGAAACTCATGTCAGGGTGGGTGCTGCTCTTAAATACAAGACCTTCACGGTTGCTTGAGTTAATGTAAGATGCGCCCTCTGCTGATTGCAGGATGTCTTGCACGGTGTTAGTACCAATCTTATATCCGATTTTCACCACGGGTACATGCTTGATACCAAGGTGAGCCGTAATATACTCAACTTCCATCGGTAGGCGATATTTACCTGCATTTACGTCATAAATATCGAACACGTAAAAGTCAAGATCAACGCCATACTGATTGCCGTTAATTCCAGCACCAATCATTTCACCTTGAATAGCTACACCTTGCATTCCAACGTCGCGCATAATCTGTTCAATACCAAGCTTACGAGCAAGCTTCCAGTAGGAATTATCCTCTGATTCTTTCAGATCGATATTACGGGAGCATACGTGAAATACACCATCTTTGTCCAGATAGAATGTAGCAGAACTACCGTGCAGCTTCTCAGTTACTTGCCAAGTGTGCTGCATTAGCTGCTCCCAATTACGAGACAGGTTTTGAATGCGCGGTTGATCAGTCTTAGGAATCTCTAGTGGGAAATTACCACGAGCCATTCCTCGCAGTTGAGCAGACATTGGTTTTTCCCATTTCTGGATACCTAGAAATTCTGTAACGTCTGTTCCTACTTCGAATTCTTTTACACCGTAACCACCCGATTCCATATCAACAACAAAGGCATCAGCATATCTAATGATCAAACCTTGACTTAGAGTACCACGCAGTTTAATTGTACGCAGTCGCTCACCTTTTACACCGTTGTATTCACGAGGTTCTTTACCTTTAGATAGAAACGGAGCAAGCGAATGAGGCACCCAAGCGTCAATTTCTATGTAACAAATCGGATCACCAACAGAGAATTCACCTTTCTTTACCACAGATTGCCAACCGTCTACAATGGCAAGTTCAATTGCATCTGCATTTTCAATGGGTAGAATTGCAGAAATTTCTCGTACAGTAGCTAGTTCACGCATTATTTATCCTTTCGATTATTTATTGGTCCATGTCAATCGGATCACGAATATCCAGAAAGACAGGTAGGAGTGGAATACCATCTGGACTATACCCGAAAAACTGCACCTTTGCAAACTTACCCATAAGGTTTTGTCGGATATTCCAAAGTTCATATCGTTGCTTCTCTGTGAAGCCAGAACCGACGCTGAAGGTGTCACCGCTTTTAAGGGCGCATACAAGGCTTCCTAGAGCCTCTAGGGGCACTTTCCCTTCCTTCTTGGTACTACGGTGTGTCTGACCTAGTTCGTTCGTTTCTGCGGCGTTTAAATTGGTTTCAAACTGAGTCCAACCTACGATTTCAAACTCATCATCATCAAACCGCTTTACTTTCTGTAGCTCTGGGTTCAGTTTACCCGACCTACCGCATTTGTAGAATGACATGGCATCCCGAATCATGACACCTTCTCCACCGGATTGGATTACTCCGAGTTCAAATCTAGACAACTCCATACCATGAGGATAAGCTTCTGATTTAACCTCATATTGGTTTAACCTAGACATACAGAGTGGTAGGTTGTCAACATCGATTAGATTGTATCGATACGAGTAACAGGTTTCGGGCACGTATTTGTCAAATAGATAAACATGAAAGATATCCTCAGAACCTTCTTTCATTGCAAAACTAGTACTGCGTTGTAATACGTCTTTAGCGCGAGGATCACCAGCAATTACTTCACCGTCGCAACCCTCCAATACTGAAGCATTGTCTTTGGCTAGTTTTTGAAGCAATTGATTAGGTAGAACTTTGAGTGAACGAGAATAGGCTACACCACCAAAGAATACAACACGAACACCATCTAGTTTCTCAGACATTAACTGGTATTTTGGTTGTCGAGTAACCTTATCTGCGTTAATTGCCAGCATCGGTTTGAATCCAGCAGGAATCATAATTAAGCCTTTCGTACCTGCATTACTTGCAGAATAGTATTGATACTTTGAACAAATGCAATCTGGTGTTGTGGAGATAGTTCATTCCAAGCCAATGCGTCGGGGAACTTAGCACTTATCGCTTTATAGAAAATTTCAACATCAGACATTAGTATTCCTTTACAAAGAAACCGGACTTAGATCGGTATTCAAGTTCATCCATCATCATGCGGTAAACATGAGTGCCGCGAATTTGGTATTGAGTTTCAATAATAGCTTCAAGGTGAGTATTAGATAGGTCTTTTAGTTTACGCCATTCGCCACCAATAGAACCCCACATAAACCATTCGCGTTTTACAGAATGAGAGTCATCCTCGTATATACTCAACTCCAAATAAGGCATTTTATTTAAGCTGCGCCGCAGATAGCTCAAACCACCATCAACCATATACGTTTCTTTTGATAGAGTATCAACATGAGTTACGTAATCATGGCGATTCTTGGATTGTAGAACAGTACCATCTGGTGTGCGGATAATATTAGCTACAATTTTACGGTCTGTGTTAAGTGTTGTCTCTTTCATATCAATCCTTCCGCTTTGAGTTCTTCTTGAAGCTTTTGGAATTGCTTAAGCTTTTTGTCTAGAGCAGCTTTTTCCTTTTGAGCTTTTTCTTGAGCTAATCTTTCAGCGCGTTCTTTTGCTGTTTCTTTCTTTACTATATTGAAGTAATCGGCGTCGTCATAATAACCATACTCCAGTTGAATAACAGCGTTATTTGGATACTTTGACAGGAACTCAATTACTTCAGCAATAGTTAAACCATCTATGGTGCTGTTTATGTTTTTAAACAGAATAATATCACTCATCATTCTCACCCCTTTTGTTTTTACGCTGGTTACTATAGTCTTGTTCCTTGCGCTTCTTGGCTTTTTTGAAGTCCTCAACATCACCCCACTCGGAGGAATGCTTGCGTTGTTTGGATTTCTGGCTCTTGAGGTAAGAACTCTGCATGATATTTCCTTTAAATTTAGACGAGGTTATTAACTTGCTCTTTGTAATACTCAGCTAGACCGACTGCATCTTCGAACTCTACAGCACGTTCCAGCATTTCATACGTTTCGTTATCAAAATCAACTTGCACTACATCGTATAGACGATTGCTAATGCTACTGCGTTTTACTAGGATTTCCAAGCTCATGTTATTAACTCCTGTTGACTTGATGAAGGGATTATAAAGCAAAAATGACCCAAATACCTAGAGTATTATTGAAAATTACTATAGATATCTGGGACTGATAGTTATTTACTATTACGCAGAATACGCGCTGCGTTTCGATTAGCTGCTTGAACTTCAGCTTCGGACTGAAGACCACAGATCGCAACATCCGTATACTGCTCAGTATCAAATACTTTCCAGTAACCATTAGTGAATTTAACTACGAACTTTTTCATAATATTTCCTTTCAGTTGTAAAAATCATCAGAGTAAGAATCTTGATTGTAACCTAAATCTGAGTATCCTGAAGATTCCCTTAGCATTTGTAGGACTTCTTGTTCATCCGAGTGTTTTATGAACTCTACAGAAGAATCGTCATATCTTGAATGCAGATCAATTGATTTTACTTTTTCTTGTTTCTTACGAGGCATTGTTTCTCCGAATAAACGCAATATAGTTATCTGAATCATTAACGGAATAATTCTGACGCAGAGGTAGAAGTCTACCAGTTCTACCCAAGAATTCTACACTGAGTACCGAGAGAAAGTTTTGTATACGTTGGTTCATTGGATTAGGGTCAATGCCAGATTCACCTTCACCAGCAGATAGAATTAAGACCAATAACGAAACAATCATTAAGTTGTCACCTGCTTCTTCAGTATGAAGAATTACACCGCCGTCTTTAAGCTCGAAACTATCACACCGATTAACAAGGTCTTCAAGATCGCGCTGCAAAAGCCCCACAAAGAATTCACCTGTGGTTAGGTACATATTCTTCTGAAGTTTACGTGCTGCATCTTTTATGTACTCAGGAACGGTAGGGTTGTTTTTGATTTTATCAAAGTCGAGCAACTTCATTAGAACCTAGCCTCGCCTAGATCAGAAAAATCTGGTTCAGTTGGTTTGTGTTTAACTGATTCCAACTCCAGAGATTCCTGAGTTTGTTCACCGTTGATCGTTCGAAACGGCCAGTTCACCCAACGGGTTTTCTGTTGATTCGATTGATTGTTCTCTTGCATGATGATTTTCCTTTAAAAAGTGCTTAAAGTTGTTGTCTGGTTTTATAGTAACTGTCACCGTCGAACCCCTGTCATGCATTGTACCATCAATATTGCGTACTTTACGAGGCGGGTAGATTTTTTTGTAAAGAGTACCAATACCATCCAGAACTACATCCTTGTCATCAGCTATCAGAGTTCTAATTTCTCCAGCTAGACAACGCAGAATATCTTCTACTTCAGGGATATTGTACCCTGAACGTTTAGCCACTCTACGAGCAAGGTCTTTCTTTTTGATGATACCGACTTCTCCTGTTACTGTATTGTAATTGTTCTTTTTACGAGGCATCTTTAGCTTTCTCTTTCCAAGCCCAAACTGAAGCTGTCAGCGGAAACGTCAAAGATGTATTTTTATAAACACCAGAGATAGCCCGAGCGAATACGCTATCTTCAGTAAAGTCAAGAACTTTATAGAATACCACAGGATTTGGTACTAGACTAAAATACTGATTAACTTGCAATGAAGCAATAGAAACTGGTTGAGGTAGGTCCAGATTCTTCACATCATCAATGTCTACTTGTTGAATCATAATACCCTTTCTTTGCGTTGTTTGGAATTAGTTGGCGATATTGAATCCAGTCTCGGAAATTACCAGACCAAAAGAAACCATCTTTATCTACATGTGTGACTCCATCTTCCCACTTAACACACTCTCTATCAATAGTCAATGCAACATGCTCGAACGCGGAAGCATGAACTGGTTCGGAATTAACCAGCAGATCATAAATCTTCTCAGCTTTCTCAATAGTAGTGTCTAACTTACGATAGGATACTTGAGCGCAGCATGAGCAGCTTACTCGGATTGCTTGTTCGGTAGTGATTTCATTATCTTCATCATCAAAGAACTTTTGACAAGCATTTATGATTTCACTACGGATATATGGAACATGCCACATATCATAATCTAGAATATCTGGAATACTGCTATCAATAGCTTCCTTCATACGGATAGCAAGTTCTTTAATTTCAGGTTGTGCGTCTGGATGATCACGCAGCCAAAAGAAATTAGCGAACTCAGTAGCTGTAACAATTACCTTCATTGTCTGGAATGGTTCTAGGATACGATTAGCAATCTGCTTATGAGCGCCAATCTTGTGCATTTGCATTGCTGTATTAGCAGCGGCGAATCCAGCACTATACCATAGGTCCATTACCTCATATCGGTCTTCACCTTCGAGTTCTTCTTTAGCTTGCATTCCTGATTGGTTCTTACCCCAATGAATAGGAGTAGCCATAGAGTTAATTACCTGCTCTGTGACTTTAGAGATTGGAATAGCTCGACTGCTGGCTGAATTACGACTAAATTGCCGATGAACTAGCAATTCAGCGTGAATAAACCTAGGGTACTCTAATTCGAATGTAGTGATTCGAGTACCATTAGGGTTTACGCTATCTTTGATTACTTTAGCAGTTATTGTCATTACTTGAACCTTTCTTGCATATAAATTTTGAAAACAAACTTTCACACATTTTGTCATTATTTCTATTTAGTCTTTTACTATTACAACTAAAACAAGCCATATTGGTGTTGTGAACTGAATGAAGGCCAGCATTATTTAACTCAATTATGTGCTCAAGAGTTCTCTGATCTATTTCAGTAAAATTACCACACCAGCAACAATATTCTTGCGAATAAAGAAAATCTAAATATTCTTTGGTTATGGTTCCGTCTTCTGCCGCTTTAATTTTTGATTTCCTATTAAATTGTCGCAGTCTGTGAAGATGTAAATAGTAGTTTCTATTTTTAGACCTATAATTTCTTTGATATATTCTGGCTTTTTCAGGTGATGCCCTTATGCTGCAATTTTTACAGTAAGAACTTAATTGTAATTTTCCTCTTGATGATGGAGAAAATTCTGAGAAGTCTTTAAGAATCAGACATTTTAAGCATTGCTTAGTGGTTTCTGTAATTGTTGCTTTATTTCTTCTATTAGAACCATTTCTTAAGCGATTATTCTCAGTTCTACAAGCATTACACCAAGAATTATAATATTTACAAGACCCGTCTTCATTTAATCTTGTGCATGAGAAGTGTGATATTAACTTTTCAAATTTACATTTTGAACAAGTTTTATACATACGCTGTCTTTGATTATTTTAGCTGTGATTGTCATTCTTTAAGTTTCCTTACTAATATTCCTGAGTTAAGTAGAAGGTTAATACCTTCCTGCGTTTTATAGTCCTGCAAGTAAACTACCTCTTGTACACCTGCGTTGATCATCATAGCACTACAACGCTCACAGGGTTGTAATGTTACATATACTGTTGCACCAACGCAACTAACGCCTTCTCTGGCAGCTTTCAATATGCAATTCAACTCGGCATGAATTACTGAGTCTTTTGTAATTAGCTCACCAGTGTCAGGGTCGATTCGTTCGCAGTTATTATCGTTACCAATAGGTGTACCATTGTAACCAGTAAGGGTTACTCCGTTTCTGGTAACTAGTACCGCACCTACTTTAGCTCTAATTGCTTTGGACAATTTAGCATGAAGTAGTGCAGTACCCATATACGTACTATCTAAATCCTCACGATGCGGCATTTATTTACCAATCCTCCACGCATTCCGTGACCCAACCTGATTCGGTTGTGTATTTAACAAATTGTACACCGTAGGCTTTGATTGCCTCACGACATACATTACAAGGTTTAGCAAGTGCCATGTTACCATCATTGTTGTACCTTTCTACAGAAATTAGGAATGGAATTTTATCTTTGCAACGCAGTATAGCATGAATTTCAGCATGCAGATACTCTTTCTCGGGCAACCCTACTTTGGTTGCAAAGTATTTCATTACAGGATGAGACTTTTCGTAATCGTTCGTAGCTGTAGCCAGCAGCTTACCTTTATGAGTAAATGCCTTAGCCAAAATCAGATACTTCTTACGCATTGGTCTGTTCCTTCTTAAAACGCTTTCTAAGCGCGTTTCTTAGCTCGTTAATACTTGGGTACTTGACTTCGGTATAAACCTCACAAGCGTCGATCTGATGCGTTCTAGAGGTATTCCTAAGATAGTAGTTATAGTAATCCTCGGAGTTTACAAAGTTCCAGAATCTTTCCTTTATTTTACTCATGTGAACTCACCTTTTCTTCGCATATCCCAATAGATAGCTTCAGCCAGCCGCTGCTTTACGTTATCGTCATCAAAATAACCAACAGGAAATACAGGATTATTTTGAATTTCTTCCTTATTAAAGTTCTCTATAAAGTCATGGACTTCAATTTCTGGATAGCTTGGCGGCTCGTACTGGCTACCGGGTGAATAATTACCTTGAATTTCAATCCAGCAATCGTAATCCAGACCATCTACAGTAATACTACGGTCCATGTACATATTGGAACTCTTTTACTGACTAAGTTGTTTCTTAACCTTGCGCTGGAAATTAACCAACTTCTGAAGGTTGCGTTTAAACTTGCGTTGGAAAGAACGATGATCATTCAAAGCGGCAAAGTAAGCTTCTGTGTTCTTTGCATTAGGGTCAGATAGAGTCCACAGTTCTTCAATTGATTCTTTAAGCTTAAGGCGAATGATATCTGACTGCACAATTGCACCTTGTAGCACCGTCTTGATAAACTGAAGTTCCTGTCGAGTGAAATTGACATCTTCATCCTCTCGTTTCTTAGCTTTGATGCTGGACTTAAGAACAGCAGCAATCTCTACATTGTTACCCAGCATCGCAGCTTCGCACTTCATCCATACTTCTTGTGCTAGTGCTTTGTCAGCACCGCTAGTAAGGCCAAGGGCTTTGGTAGTTTTTTTGAACTCAGCTTCTTTGATCATGATTTTCCTTTCGGTTGGTAAAACTATAGTATACGTTCTTTTTCGTATAAAAGTAAATAGCCTAGTAGCTCACTCGGTTATAAGTTGGTTCTTGATTGCTTTAACAATCTTATCGCGCATACTTCCCCAAATAGAAGCACCACAGTGCGGACAGAACCAACAATCGATGTTCTCCGGGGTCTGGTCGTTGACGAATGCTACCCACCCATGATGCAGATTGTTGACTAGGTAGGCACGCTGCCCAGACACCCATCCAATCTGCCGGAAGCCTTCCGCCTCTCGGAGCATAAGTGGGAGTTTCTTCCATCGCGGGACGTACTCGACCTTAAATCGTGCGTTGCTCATGGCTGCTCCCTAGTGCTTGCTTTAGGGCGGCGAACGCCTCGTGCCACCGCTTTTGTATAGGGCAGCGCTCACCAGACTCGTGACGGTCTTTCGCCGCGTGATGCGCCGCCTCACAAATAAGGTCTGCGCCCATCAAACCCATAACCTCGTAGACCTGCCGCATCACCGCTGTGTGGTCAGGGGCGGGGTGGGTGTAGAGCGGAACAGTGTGTATGTAGTTCCCGACTTTCCCGGCCATGATGATTGGCTTGCCATCAAAGTAGGCAATGTTTTTGCCGCCAATAGACAATTGGCACCACGCCACCGGCTCCTGCTTAGACAGCATCTCCTGCCACTGCTGGTTCACTAGGTCGGCTATAGCGTGGGCAAAGCGTTCGAGCTGCTCTTTCTCAAAGACAATATGCGTAGCGTTCATTGCTGATATCCCAGCCTCCCGAACCATGCGGACAATGGTTTCTTTGTCGGTTAGCTTCGGCGGGGTCATGGTTTCTCCTTCTCACACAGCCGCATGGCCGTATCGATGTGACGATTTATATTCCGTATTTCTTGCTGGATTTCCTTCAACAAAAACGCTATTTCTTCGGGGTCGCTAGGGGCTGGCTTCTTAACATCGGCCAATCGAAATCGCTCTCCGTTCTTAATGCGGCCCAGTAGCTCTTTGATGGTCATGCTGCACCTCCAAAATTCTTCTCGCGGAGCTTGGCTTCGATGGTGCGGGCAAGTTCGATCATCTGCTGCGGGCTGAATATCCCCGCTGCGTCCATGTGCAGCCCAGCCTTCATCGCCTCTACCAAGGTGTAAACACGATCCCCGTGGCCCCATAGCGCAGGTGCGGGAAGTGTTATGTCCTCATCCGTCAACCCCACCCACTCGCGCTGGTCTGGGGGCTGGGGTCCGGTGCCCGGTTCCGCTGGCAGCGGCATCCAGTGGGTTGGCATTTCAGCTACGGAATCATCGCAGTCGTCAATCGACCACACCCACCCGCTGAATGTCTCGCCTTCAAACTCGTTGGCGTGCTCGTAGAACATCTGAGACCTACCGAACTTCCATTTGCCGTCTATGTGTGCGCCGATGAACACCTCGGTTTCTCGCGGCGCAGTCTCAATAGGTTGCCACCCATCCGGCACCCGCGCACTCAGCGCCTGATTTATAGCCTCAATAACTGCATCTTCTTCACGGTCGCAGTTCATGCGGGACGTTTCTGCGGCGGCACGACATAGTTCCCATACCAGATTCATTATTTGATCTACATCATTCATACAATTTCCTTTCGATTACGAATCTTCCAGACTTCAATCACAGGTTTACCATCGCTCCCCTCTTCCAGAGCCATATAGCAACGACTTTTGCTTATCTTAGCAAAACGAGTATCATACCCTACGTCAACCTCATAAGGAAGACCGTTGCGAATAGCCCACTCGTCATTAGTCTTACGATAAGTGAAAGTATGACCGATATCGACTTCTACGAAAGAACCAGACTTCATTTTGAACTCCTGCGTTAGTAAGCCTCAAGTATAGCAGAGAAATTTAAGCTTTCGGAATACCCGACTAGTTTACATGGTCATCAAACAATTTGTTGAGCAGCATCTTAGCTTGTTTCAGCGTATGAACCGCACCAAGAATACTAAAGCCTCCGTCTAACGGATTATATACTACAAATAATTCATAATCGTATTGGTAAATCCAAGTACCATGAAGTATGGGATATGCATTAGGAATTGATTTTATAGAAGACATGATTACCTACCTTTGCAACTACTGCTTTCTTCTTAGTCCAGTAGTTATTGATCCGTTGATGAGCATACCACAATACAGACTGATCAAATATAGGTTTAAATTGACCAGCTACAACCTCATGAGCCAATTCATTTACCTGTTCAAATACATGAATCTCGGATTCTTTTGGCTTTACTCGCAAAGGTAATCCTTTCTTTTGACGTTCATGCACATATGAGAATTGCATAGGTTGGTGAATAACCTCGCAAAATGAATTAGGATATCGTTTACTATTGACTCGGTTGACAATTACAGATGCAACAGCTTCAATACCAGCAATACCTTCACCACGAGCTTCATGCCACAATGCTTGCTTTACGCATTCAACCTCTTCTTCATCTACTTCCTCTTCGTCTTCATAATCTTCGTTATATGCATTAGAACCTATGACAATAACTTGTGGTGTAATTATCTGAATATTATTCAACTGGAACAGTGCAGGGTTAGTCAAGAAAAGCAATCCTAGAGTAAGGACAAAAGTACTACTAAGTACAAAAAGAATCTTGACAGAATAATCTAGGAAAGCTTTAAACTTGATCATATTTATCCTTTGTATGTCCAGCAGACTTTTTTGACAAGATCATAAGGGTCTGCGTCGTTGATAAGAGTGCTGATTATATCCCAGTTTCCACCAGCAAGACCAGCACCAATCATTGGAAAATGCAATTCGCTTCCTATGCTGTTAGTAAAATTCAATGCTTCCCTGAATGCAACAACAAGTGCTACATAGTTGAGTTGTCGTTTGTGCGTTCCTGCATGCTCTTGAGTAATTGCGTTAGCAATCCATAGATCACCATCCTTGTCCCAATACCATGAAATCTCACCTAATGCTAACTTTCTAACATCGCGATTATATTTATTAAAACACGTAGGGTATTTCTCTTTAATCTGCTTTGCAACACCAGCACCCATTACACCTTGCGCGTTGCAACCATGAATAATTACCTGACCTTTCACGTCAAGTAGATTACCTTCTCTGTATTCAATCATTTTATTCCTTATTTACGGTCATTAGTACCGAGTTGTTGAACATGAAATCCCAGACCAGCACAATGCTTGCACTCGTGTACTTCTGCATTGATTGCTTGCATCAAAGAATCAAGATATTCCTTGATATGCTCCTGCAATTCTTTCAAAGAGTTAGCTTTCCAAGGTTTAATTGGAGTGTACCCTTTGTAACCTTCTTTCTTACCATCGTATCCTTCCCAAGTCATTTCGAAGAAATCAACTTCTTTGACTTCCTTTACTACAGTCTTCTCTTTAGACTTACCTCGTCCAACCACAGAGAACATCTTAGCAGAATAAGGTTCAGTAACTACCAGTTTCTTAACAGTAAAACAGAAATCGTAATTGCTAGTAATCTTTGCTTTCTTAGGGTCGATATTTTCAATAATATGAGCGCGAACAATCCGATATACTTGATGACTGCTCAACTCACAAGGACGAGTATGCAGCATGAATTCAGGAGTAAGAATCTTCTCGATATCATCGTAATGCACAATGCTTTTAAGATCGACAGGAGTTGATTTAGAACTAAACCCTTCGTTTTGCAATTTAACTTGCATCTTACTTGGCTCTTGCCAATCCGAAACTTTATAATTTCCTAGGATTTTTACTTCAAATTCTACAGAAATAATCGAATCTTCTTTGCTTTCCAGAACTGCTTCATAGAACGGCATATACTGCGCGTATTTACCAACGAATTTACTACAGTTATCATCCTCATCCCATTCAGAAGGTACTTCTTGCAGAGTAAGAAAGGTAGGTAGTTTATCTTTTAGGATATCATCCTTGAGTTTGTAACCAACAGTATGAATACTACCTGATTGAAGCTTCTCAATTTTCTCTGGTTTACCATCAAGCTTGAAGAAACCATTCTGCATAGTAAGATCACTACAAGGTATATCGTTGATAGTGCTGAAGTATCCCTTCAGATCATTCACAGTGCGGACAGTATGGTAGGAGCTTACAGGTGCTACACGCACAAAGTAACCTACGTTAGTTTCGTAGCATTCAAGAGTGAGTTTGCTGGTAGAAGCGTTCATTGTTTACTCCAAGTTTGTTGTGATGCTGTGTATTGTACAGGGAAAACGCACGTACAACCGCCAGGGTTATTTAAAATATCTATGGACATTCAACGCACGATAGATACTTATGTTTTACTTACGTTATAACTTATGTTATATTCGTTATTCTTTCGTTGATTCCTTCACTGACTCCCCCTGATCCCCCTCAAGGCTGAATTCTACAGTAACCTTAAAAGTTTGTCAAGTACTTGTGAAGTTCAGAAAGTTGTGTTATAGTTCAGACCTGTGCTGTAGCTTAACGTTGAAGAGCAGTGGAAATAGTTCCATCAGAGTAGGCTCGGGAACCTACCAGCACCTTAACTAAAGGAGAATGTATGACAAAATTTTACCACTTCACTCAAACTAACAGCGGAGGAAGTTTCGATTTTGACGAAAACAAAGGTATTACTCATCATGTAGTCATCGAAGCGGAATCAGCAGCTAAAGCAAATTATCGTGCAATCTCTGTTGGTATTTACTTTGATGGATGCGATTCTCATAGAGATTGCCCTTGTTGTGGTGACAGGTGGTATGTTGTCTCAGATCGTGACGCAGATGAGTACCCTTCTGTTTATGGTAAACCTTTGGGTAAAAAGATTGAAAATTCATTTAGACCTTGGATGCCGATAGGTAGAGAAATTGCAGTTCATTATCTTGATGGTCGAGTTGAATGGTATAGCGCAGATGGTATGTACAGTGCCACTGTTCTTTGTGGTTAATGGTAGGAGAATATTATGAAAGAAATTTGGCACAATAAAGGTACTTTTTATTGCGAGTTCAAGGATTTGCTAGGTAAGCACGTTCTTGATGTAAAAGGTGCAGAGTCTGGTTCAGGTGAAATCGAAATTATCTGCAAAGAGGGCACTTTTACTCTTTATCATGAGCAGGATTGCTGTGAATCAGTTTATGTTGAAAGCGTAGTTGGCGATTGGTCAGACTTGATTGGTCAAGAAATTCTTCTAGCTGAAGAATCTGTAAATGATGAGCCACCATCAGGTATTGAACGCGAATATGAACCCGAAAGTGAAACTTGGACTTTTTATAAGTTGGCAAGCATCAAAGGGTATGTTGATATTCGCTGGTATGGTAGTAGTAACGGTTATTACAGTGAAGGTGTTGGTGTTATTTTTAAACCTAACGGAGAACAGAAATGAAAGAAGTTGATCAAATTATGGGGATGGCTGACCGCTACGCGCTTACCTACTCTCTAGTAAGAGAAGATTCTCGCACCGACCCGGTGGCCCGCAAAGCCCTCCGCGATGCTATAGAGCAGGCGCTGAGTGCGCGGGTTCTTTCCGATAATGGCAAGGCAGTTCACAGCCGGTTGATTCAAGCGGCGCATGAGTTGGTGGCCGCAAAGGATGTTCCCGCTAAGTGGGGGTGCGTAGGGCCGGATGCAGAAGACATTGCATGGAGCAAATTCCACGAGCTAGTTGATTACGTGTGCGTGCTGATTGATTCCCCTCCTTGCCTTCCCGCCGCACCCCAGCCCCCAGCCCAAGAGGTGCGGGTGCCAAACATACCGGGCCTTGAAGCCGACCCGTCTGCTTTTGTCCGGTGGGCCAGCAAAGCGGGCTACGACATGACAAGCCACCCGATGCACTTTCTGTTCCTTAACGAAAAAACAGCGGCAGCGCGTGCTGGGTGGAAAGCTGCTTGCGATTTCTACGCCGCACCCCAGCCCCCAGCCCAGCGCGAGTGGGTAGGTTTGACGGATGAGGAAATGGCCGACGCCCTGCCTGACGGATTTCAGCTACTCGGAGAGCCGGGAAACTTTTCCGGAATCACCCTGACACGCCTGCAACTTCGTGCGTTTGCCAACAACTATGTCGCCAAGCTCCGCGAGAAGAACACTGGAGGCGCAGTATGACCCCGCCGAAGCTAACAGATGAGCAGATTGAGGACAGCGTAGTGCAGGCCGTGAAAGCCAAAAAGTTGTCGTGGCTTGGTTACGAGAAAGACGACGATGGTAAGTACACGGTGCCGGTGCTGTCTCCTTCAAATTACCAATTTACCCACGCCATAGCCGACCTACGCGACCAGCAGTGGCAGGAGATGCTGGCGGGGCAGGAGATGCTGGCGGGGCAGGAGCCGGTGGCGTGGTTGCCTACATGGGCGCACGGAAGATTGACCGGAACGCTAGGCGCAAAAGCTGACCCGATCACTTGGGGGCTTCATGCGCCGCTTTATGCAAAGCAGACTAGCGACACCGTGCCCTTATTCACCCACCCCGCCCCTGACCAAGCAGCGGTGATGCAGCAGGCGCTGGAGGCTTTGCAGTCTGCGTGGGGTTACGGGTCACAAATCGTAGACGCCAGAGTAGCAGCCGCCATCGCCACCCTAAAACAAGCACTTGGAGAAAAATAATGACCGATATTAGTGAAGATGCAAAACAATGGGGTAATAACTTAAATAACGCCTCGTGGGCAGCAGTAAATGCTTGGGATTCTGAAGTAATGGGTCCAATGTCTGATGATGTTTACAACAATATTAAAGGTGTAGTTCGCGCTGCTATACTTAAATATTTGGAAGGTTATCATAATAAAGATGATCAGTCATCGCTAAAATTATCCTTAGTTTATGCAGCAAAGCATTTTCCAAATGGTCCTTTTGGCGAACCAGCCATTGCGCCTGAGCGAGATTTTTCATCAGTCTTTAAACAAATACGCTTAGAGTTGCAACGAATCAATGCTCATATCGACGCAGCAGAGGCAGCGTGCGAGGTTGATTTATATAAAGCTAAAGGAACATGAAATGAGTTTACTAAAGGTTACAGACGATGATATTGATAAACTAGTAGATGACCAACAGTTAGATTGGGAAAATCCCATTATGGTTGGTCGGGCTGTGGTTGAACTATGCAACCAAAGACTAGAAGAGTTATTGTCTAAACGCAAAGAATTTGTTGTAGAAAATAAACTTGGAACAATCTGTTTATTCAAAAGCACAGAAGTTCGCAAGGGTGACAAGGTTTCGGTCTTACCGGATGACCTTCAAGTTTAGTCAGGTATTCTAGAAGCTTGGATTTCTCTGCTATACTAGAGTCTCTTTAACGATGGAGCTAACATGAAAGACACCTTCAACTTCTACTCTGATGCTGGTCACGGTTGGATTGCTGTTAAGCATTCTGACCTTAAGGAATTGAAGATTGCTGACAAAATCAGCAGCTATTCCTATCAGCGTGGTCTGTCTGTGTACCTTGAAGAAGATTGCGATATGCAAGTATTTTTTGAAGCTTTTATGAAAAAATTCCGCACTCGACCTAAACTTGTGGTAAAATCCACTGATGGTCGTTCACCTATCCGCAGCTATGATCGTTATGTTCATGGTACTCAGTCAATGATCTAAAAGATCAATAATTCTGTAGTTTAACCAAGGAGAATTCATGAAAAGTTCAGAAATTATTAGGAAAGCTAAAAAACATCTGAGTAAAACAAATGATGAATTTGATTATACAAGCAAAAGCCCTTATATTTGCGACGCACTAGGTTCTGTAATTCATGGAACGTTGGGTTTGAGTAACTCGGAATATACCGCTCTAAGGAATAAACTTAGTGACATTCGCTCCCTTATCGCTCATCGAATCGAATACAAATTTAGTCTTGAATCGTGGCTAATTAGTAAAGGTGTGCCTCGTCAAGAGATAACACCTGTCTTGATGCAAAAACACAGGTTGCAATGGATGGATATGCTTATTTCTGAATTTGAATCAAAAGGAGATTAAAATGACTACTGCACAAACTTATACCTTCAATCCTACCAGCCGTAAGCTTGCTAGTCTTATCGAGCAAAGCAATGGTAAATTCTTCAATGTCACCTTTGTTAAAAAGGACGGTAGTGTACGCACTATGAATGCTCGACTCGGAGTTGAGAAATACCTCAAAGGTGGTAAGAAGACTGTTTCCGAGCAGCAATTCGTAACTGTGTACGAACCAGCTACCTCTAGCTATAAGAACATCAATCGTGATACCATCATGGCAGTTCGTTCTGCTGGTATCGAAGCTGTTGCGGTTTCTGCAACTAAAGCTGTGGCAACCAAATAAGGAGTTAATTATGACTTTGAAATTTAAAATCGGTGACCGGGTTAAAGTTGCAAATAAAGATGAGGTCGATACTTTCAATCTTTATACGCATTATTGCAAAGATATGGACGACTATTTCGGTAAAACGGGCGTAATTACAAATATCGATGATAGTAATATTCACGATGATCCTCTAGTATATCGTGTTCAATTTGAAGATAGTGAAATTTGGTGGTTTATTGAAGAAGATGTATCTCTTGTTTCTGAAAATTCTAAACTTTCCCTTTATGAAGCAATTGATGCTTACGGTGACGGTAAAGTTGTAGAGTACTACAATGAAACAGAGCAAGATTGGAAACAAGTTACTGGTTTCAATTTGTACTACGCGAATCAAATCGTTAATCTGAAGAAGACTCAATTCCGTCTTGCTCAACCAAAGGAAGAAGTAAAAACTGCTTATGTCGTTATTGATGGAATTGGACACGCTCGTGTAACTGCAACTTTTGTTGGTGATAAAGTAACTAAAGTAGAACTGAAGGACTAATAATGCAAAAAACCCAAACAACTCAAATTACTCACGAAATTCTAATTCATCCTGTTGATCTGGCAATTCTTCATGAGGTTACTGGTGAAAAACCTGTAATCCCTCAGAATGAAAATGGATTCTATATCGTAACTTCTGAGCAGAAAGTTCTGTTCGATCTGATTAACTTTATTCGAGAGGACGAACGGGATTATACTCTTACTTCTTTGATTGATTGGTTGCAGGGTATTCAAATTACTGGTGTAAAAGAATTTAACATTCAATCCTTAATTGATTACGCAACCAGCCAAATAGCACCAATAGACTAAAACTATCCGCACCTGTAGTACTGTAGAAAATTACAATACTGCTCGGTGCGGTTTCTTTGTTTTGTATGTATAATACGGTCATGTTCACAACATACAGGAGTTTCAGATGAAAAAGCATACCAAGAAAATCGCACCTGTTTCTTTTGGTACGTATGATGAGACACATAAAGAACATAACGATTGCTTTGTACGTGCTGTGGCTAATATCACTGGTATGGAGTACGAGGATGCTCATGAGCTTTGCAAGAAGCATGGTCGGATTAACCGACACAGTACATCTTTCCACGTAACTCATAAGGTTATGAAAGAACTAGGATATAAACTAGTTTCTGTTTTTGGTAAATGCTCTAGGACTGCTTGGTTGTGCAGTAATTACGACTACGATATCTCAGAACGAGAAAGCAGCAAAACACTTGGTCAATTTACGAAAGAACTACCAAAGGGTAAATTTCTTTTGATTGTAACTGGTCATGCGACTGTTGTGAAAGATGGTAAACTTGTAGATATGGCTCATATTGGTAGTAGCAAGAGAGTTCTGTGCGCTTTCTACAATCCGAATAACGTTTTTAATTGAGGTTAAATATGCAAGTATTAAATTGGAAACCTATCTCAACTGCACCTACAGATGGTACTGAAGTCCTTTTGTATACTCATTCCGGTATTGTGCAAGGTTGGTTTAGTTACGGAGAATGGGAGCAAGGTGTAATACGTTCAAATTACGATATGTTTGGTACGTCTTTTGAATACGAACCTACTCATTGGTGTGAACTTCCTGAAAATAAATTTGGAGAATAATATGACGAATAAAATAATCGAAACTGGTGCAATTCCTCTTGATTCTTTCGGTGATTCTATATCTTGGCGCAGGGATACTCGTACGGATGAAGAGTGCAGGGTATTTCAACGAACACCACCGGGAGTTTGCGTTATGTACTCTGCGAGTGAAACAGAAACTATATTTCGTTCTGCTCAGAGTCTAGCTGTATACGGTACGGAGAATCTGAAAGCACTGCGTTCTGCAATTAACAAAGCACTAGGTGAAGAATGAATGTACTAATTGCTTGCGAATATTCTGGTAAAGTTAGAGAAGCATTTCGGAAAAAAGGTCATAACGCATGGTCTTGTGATCTTCTTCCTTCTGATGATAATTCTGGATGGCATTACCAAGGGGATGTGTTCAATTTTTTATTCAGAAGTAAAATGCTGGATTTAAAATTCGATCTAATGATCTGTCACCCACCTTGTACTCATTTGGCTGTATCTGGTTCACGCTGGTTCAAAGATAAACAACAGGAGCAGAAAGAAGCTATCGAGTTTGCTAGAAAACTTTGGGAATATCCAATTGAACGTATATGCTTGGAGAATCCTATTAGTGTATTGAGTACTCATATTCGAAAACCTGATCAGATTATCCAACCTTGGCAATTCGGTCATGGTGAAACTAAAGCAACTTGTTTGTGGTTAAAGAACCTACCTAAATTGCAACCTACAAATATTGTAGAAGGTCGATCTAATCGTATTCACATGATGCCAGATACAAAAGATCGATGGAAGAAACGCAGTGAGACGTATCAGGGCATTGCCGATGCCTTTGCGAATCAATGGGGTTAATTAAGGAGAATATAATGCAAAATGGATTCTTAAACGGGATTATGTTTATACTAGTAATCTTCATTCTTGTCGTAGCTTTTAGTTAAGGAGAAATAAATGGAAGTCTTTTATGCAATGGGTATTACAGTAATTGTCATCGGAGTAATCATGGCTACTATAGCTTTGATTGGTTCGATATTACAAATGAAAAATTCAATTAAAAATCTATACGATAAAAATAATGATTTGCGTCAACAATTAACCAGAGTACCAACCCGACTTGAGGTTTCGCAATACATCGATGAGTTCGGTAATAAATTTGAAGCACTAGAGGAACATCTAGGTCTGGAGTTCAAACATCAACGAGCTATACCTAGCAGAATTAAGCTTGTAAAACCAGATAACCCTACAGAATAGTCAACTTTGTAGAAAGTTAGGATTTTCTGCTATACTACCAGCATCGCAACGAAACAAAGGGTCAAGATGAAAGCTTACAAACATCTGGTCAAACACGCAATCAACCTCGGTTATACTTGCAGTGTATGGGATGGTGAAGAGTGGCAGGTTAAGCGCAGCACTAAGCAGAAAGATGTCTTTGCTGCAATTGAATCCGTAGAAGAAGCAGAACTACGGTTTCGTGATAACGCAGGTGAGATTGTAGGTTGGGCACATGTTAGTGCGTTCGGTCTGGATGACGATGAAACTGTAATCGATTCTACAACACAACCTTGGCTTAATAAATGGTGGGATGAATATGAAAAAACACAAGTCCGATAAAATCAAGCTAAAGAAGCGTAATCATTTGGTTTCTATTGTCATGAAGAAAGGCACCAAGAAACACAAAGATAAGCGCAGGGTTATCGAAATTAAATTCTTTGAGAGGAATGAAGATGAGTGAAAAACAGTTTATAATTCTACTTGCCTTTATCGTGACTGCTCCACAAATGCATTGGGTTTCTGCTGTGATTAGTCTTGTGTTAATTCTGATTTATTCCTTGATTACTAAGCCGAGTAAAGATATCAAATCGGCAAAAGTTGTTTTGAACAACTATTTTAATCCTCGTACTAATTATGCAAAACCGCATCAGAATTACGAGCATTCTAATTGGCCTGAAATTGAAAAGGAATAATCAAATGACGAAGATCACGAACATCACGAAAGTCACCAATTTTTTCAAAAGCATTGGTAAATACTTTGGTAAAAAGCAAGTAAAGCGTAGTGATTTGCTAATTCGAGCAATGTTTCATCTTGAGTCGAACAAGTTTGTATGTTTTGCCATTGATGCTGCTAAATGGGATTTTCCTGTCAACTCCAATGCATTCGCTGTAGCACAAGAACTTAAACAAGAAATTGCAGACCGAATTTGTGAGTATGGTACGGTTTCTAAATGGTTGCACGAAACCCACGGTGTATCTTATGAAGATATGACTGAAGATCGGATGCTTTTCTATCGGTATCGCTGGTTGCGTCAAATGGCCGTAGAGGCGTTCAACGAAGAAAATAATAACCTTTAATTTTACTCAAGTATCTGAAAACCTAGGCTTTTCTGTTATACTAGAGGTTCTTTCAGCAACAACAGGAGTTCATTATGCAAGTAGAGATTAGTCCAGAAAAAAGAAAGTTTGAACCTGTCAAACTTAGTATTACTTTTGAGAGTGAGCAAGAACTTAAAGTGTTTCATGCTATGATCAAAGCAGATTCTCGCATCCCTAATAAGTTGCGTGACGACAGGGATTTGACTAGCTACGAAAGTGAGATTCTTGCAAAAATTATGTGGAAGCTTCACCTTAGCATTAACAGTCTGAAAGGAAAATCAATCGATGCCTAAGTTTAAGGTTGGTGATATTGTTGTGCGGAAATCGCATACTTGTAAACAAATAAACGAAGCCGGACAATGTGTTGCTGAGTGCAAAGTTGGAGATATATGCGAAGTGCTATCGGTTGATAGCTACTATCCATTTCTAATCTCGGTTCGACCTCTATTCTCTGAAAACGTAATCTCGAAATGTGTTGAACACTATTTCGAACTGCGTAAAGAGATTCATTTGAATAAAGCTGTAAAAGTACCACAAAGCATGATTGATTTGCTCGAAGGTGCTAAACAAAAGCTAATTCAGGAACGAGTCGAATTAGCTAGTAAAATTCTGGCTCTTGGTAAAGAGATAGAACAGTACGACGAAGTAATCAATTCTTTGAAAGGTTAAATATGTCTAAATATCAAGCTGGTGATACCGTAGTTCGTTCGTGGGGTGATACGAATGCACGATTAGAAGATTCAGAAGGTAATTGCGTTTATTACATTACCATTAAGGTAGGTGACGAATTTATTGTGCATAGTGTAGATTGGGTTAGTGATACTGTGGACCTTTTTCATAATACCAAAAAAGATCATGTGATTAAAGGTTGCACTGCTAGTTACTTTAAACTCAAGGAAAAAGAGGAAAAAGAGGAAACCAAGCAAATGACTACACCAAAAAAAATTGTTACGGTTCGTTCTCGTGTGTCTTCTGATGATAATTCTTCAACAGATCGAATTACTCAAATAAAGACCCTTCGTGAAAGTTGTGGTTATGGTTTGAGAGAGGCTAAAGATATTTGCGATAAAATCTATTACAACAACCAAGCAAAAGTTGAAGTAGAACTTCTACCCACCGTGGTTATGCGAGACTTCAATAAGTATTTTGAAATTATTGGAGGAGATGGTGCGTTTAATCTGAACGATAAACTCAAGACTCTGGCTATTGAAGCACTTCAGGCTGGTGATGTACAGGCAGCTAAGACTGTGTTGAGTATGCTTTAATACCTGAGTATTTTGTAGGGTTTTCGTAGAAAGTTCAGAAACCGTGTATACTTGAGGCTTCAGCAACACAAACAGGAGCTAGTACTATGAATACCCTGCACATTGAAACTAACCACGGTTTTGTTGAGCTTGAGAACTTCCACATTGAGCATAAGCCTCGCACATGGGGTGATTGTAAAGGCACATATGCTGTGGCAGTTGGTACGGTCAAAGCCAGTGTAGAAACCTCTCGTCTCTTCCATGCTAGTTCTAGCCGTGAGGTATACCCAAAGGGTACTGTGGTGGAGTGCGCTGTGTACAACATGCCTTATTGCACCGATAAAGAGAAAGATACGTGGTTCGTGTCTACCGTTAGCTTCTGAAATAAAATCCCTGTATTTTAGTCAAGTACTAAGATGCAGGGATTTTTCTGTTATACTATAGGTTCTTTTAAACACAGGAGTAGTCATGAATCAATTCTCTAAACTTACTACTGCACAAAGCGTAGCAATCCCTCTCGGTAGCATTATTCGTGCGTTGTACATTGGCAGTGAACCCTGCATATGCATGGTTACTGACTCCAGACTCAAGTATGGTGGTAAGGTTGGGTATACTTGTATGCTTATGCATGACATGAAGCTTTCTTTTCGCAAAGAAGTCTATAAAAAAGGTATGAGTATTGGTATCAATAACACTGAGGTTCTGGAAATTCTTGAGTAATTTTGTAAGGATTTCTAGAAATCTTGCAGAAATTTACCAGAAATTTCCGAATAATTTCCGAGTATTTTGTGGGATTTTCTGGAAATTCTCAGAAATCGGTTATACTAGAGGCTCATCAACGCACAGGAGTTCATCATGGCATTCATTACCAAAGCAGAAGTCAAAGCTAAGAACGAAGCACTGAAGGCTATCAATAAGAAGTACGGTGTTACTGCTCGTTTCTCTGGTAGCAACAGCAGTTCTTTGGATTTCAAAGCTACCAAGGGAAGTATTGATTTCATGAGCAATTGGTACGAGACTGTAAAAGCTTCTGCATTTAACCATGATAATATCGAAGAGAATTACAACTACGTAAAGAAGTACGGTAATCTGAAAGTTAACCATTACTACATGGACCGTGCGTTTTCTGGTATTGCATTGGAATACCTGCGTGAAGTCTACACTATCATGCTAGATGGTCATTCTGATGATTCGGATATCATGACTGATTACTTCAATTGCTCATGGTACAACAGTATGCAGATTGGTGAGTGGAACAAACCCTATGTATTGGTAGCTTAATATGCCTTCTGGAGTACCTATGATTAGTATTCTATACCTTGATAACAATACACAGATGTGGGTTATTCTTCCTAATTCACCAGAGTTTAAATCCGAATCTGAAGCTCTGGAATACATGGTTAAACGAAAGCTTACTAGGTTGACATTTAAGTTTGTAAATAAGCTAAACGCTGATAGTTCTGCGGAATCCTGATAGCTCAAGGTTTAATTGCAAATTCATTTACGGAATCCTGCGAGTAAAATTGCAAATAGAAAAACGGAAACCTGCGAGTTCGAAGCAATTGAGCAGGTTCAAGGATAAATTTAATACCCGCCTAGTGCGGGTTTTTTATTGAGTTAAATATTCGAATATACGAATATACGAATATGCATATATACGTATATAAGCAATCTTGAATATAAGCATATAAGCAATCGCAAATATAATCAGGCGCTTATATTCGTCATTGGTTATATAAATAGCTGTGCATATTAATTACATTGGCAATTAATTAATTAATCGATTAATTAGCTATTAATTGTTTCTGCAATTCCGAATTAAAAGCAAATAATTAGTTTATTCAATTGTTTATTCTGGAATTCCGAAACTAAATATTGCATACGGTATTAATCAATTAATCAATCAGCACTCAAAACCCTATTAATTCACCAATAGGTTTTATCAATAGCGCCTGGCGGGCAATAGATTTTAACTAATTAGTTGGCTTTTATAACCATTGCCTGATTTTTCAATTCTCTACTAAAGCATAGGGTTATATAACCCTGCAATTTACTAGGGTATTATTTTGTGATATAAGCTGGCAATAGCTTTTTACAATTGTATCCTGGCGTTTGATCAATAAAAGCTATAACCTATAGGTCAAAAGTTATCCACAGCCTATCATGAGTTATGCACAGTTTGTTCTACCCCTAGGGGTAAGCGTATCTGTGCATAAGTACGGATTTTCTGTGGAAAACTAGCATCACAGCAGGGATATCTTTTTTTAATATCAAGGTATGCCCACGGCAAAAAACGCCCCAAAAGCCCGTTTAAGCCCCTTACTGAGCCTTTTCGTATTATGAAATGGTACGTTAGTTGCTACGCGTACGGGCGCGCATTCGCGCATTCTTTCCAGTCTGCAAATGAGAATAATTCTCACCAGGCGGACGTTGTATTTTTACAACCAATAACCCTTGATTTTAGTCAACTAAAAATAAAAGCTTGCAAGGCAGTCTAGATACCTTCACAATTGAACCCATCGGTTAAGCAATAACGCAAACCGAAACAACCCAAAGGTAAAGCATTATGAAAACTGCAATTCATCCCGAAGCATTCCACGCTATCCGCGCAGCACAAAATAAGACAAACTGGGGTTCCTATGCTGCAATGCGATACATCCAAAAGCGTAACGTTAACCCTGCATTGTATCGATTGGCGCAGCAACTGGAGAATGCACGTAAAATCAAATAAATAGAATTATCTGATAATGCATTAATTACTAGTGCATTATCGGGCTAATTCTGGCCGAAAACCAATCAAGGTAATATCATGAAATATCAGTCTACCCAATACCACAATCTGCAAACCATCGAAAACAATCCGCCCAAAATTGGTCAATGGGTAAAGATGGATAGCGGTATTCGTGGGCAATATCTAGGTAAAACGAATTCCGGCGCGATTGTCATTCGCTGGCAAAATGGGAATTTTGGTACAGTAGCCGATACAAAATCCAATCATTATTTGCGCCGCTTCGCCGTTGTAAATGGTTCCAAATAATCAAGGGTAATTAAATGCGCATTGTTTCTGTAATCAATCGTTCGCTGGGTTGTAAGGCAAAAGTTTATTACAACTCGGAATATTCCGAATACGTTGTAAAATACTGGGATTGTGATGGAGTTCAATTGTCCGAGAGTACATTCTATTACACCGACGACAAAGATGATGCAATTAGCACTGCGCATCGGGAATTGGATTTCATGATCGAGAGGGAGACAATCTAAATTTATCTGATAGGGCATTAGATAATAGTGCCTTATCGGGCTAATTTTGGCCGATAATCCCTAGGGGTTAAAATGTCTGCATTCCTATGCTCTGATGTTCATTTTTCTGTAATCGCTCACCACATTGGCAACAGACTAGCACTAAACCTAGAAACTATGCAGTCCATAGCCAATGAACTAAAAAGGATAAACATCCAATCGGTGAATTATCGATACAACGAAAAATCACGCATTACTAAATGCAAATTTGGCTTGCCTGAAAATCACGCTAAACTAACAGCGCATGATATCCTGAAAATAATCGACTGCTATCTATATCAAGCCTGCGAAAATCACAATAACGCACAATGGCAAATTGTGAACAATGCCCTACAGCACGAAAAATCCATATTGGTGCAACTAGGGGCTAATGCTAAATTGTCTAACATCTGGAGTATCTGAGAATGAATAATAAACTTATTACACGTAAAGAATATATGGAGAATTCTTCAGAATTGCACCATGTTTATTATTCTCAATTTTGTAATGAAGCAATAATCCGAATGGTTAAGCTTCACTTTCCCAAGGATTTACAGAATTATGAATTGCACCAATGGGATAAATTCTCAGATATGACGCGAGGTTTAATCGATATAAAAATCTGGAAACAAGCAAATGAATATACAGTTCCGGGTTTTTATCCTTGGAGTCTTTCTGACAATGTGTGCATTCTTAAAGCGGCGCATAAGATAATAAAGGAAACGAACAATGCCTAAAATCAATAAACACAAAACCCCGGAATCCGGCATTATCTATCAAGGTCCGTCATTGATTGACGGTGCGCCGATTGTTTGCATTGTCGTCGCAAAATCAGACAATCGCAAAACTGGCAACATGGTTCAAACGTATATACTACGCTCGGATATAGACCCTATAGCGGCAAATAGAACGGGCGCGGATTATTCCATCTGTGGGAATTGTAAGCATAGGGGTAAGGCACAGCCTACAGATACAGGTAAGGGGCTAGCCATTGGCCGGACCTGCTATGTAAACATAGGGCAAGGCGTAGGGTCAGTGTATCGGGCTTTTCGTAATGGTTCTTACCCTATGCTAAGCCCCGAGCAAGCCACCAGAATGGGTTCGGGGCGAATGATTCGACTGGGAACGTATGGCGATGCATCGGCGGTGCCTAGCGAAGCTCTAAAGCCCCTTTTAAGCGCCGCAAAAGGCCATACCGCATACACGCACCAGTCGGGCCTGCTGGGTTCATCGGTTGACCTAAGCGCATTTATGGTTTCCGCCGATAGTGAAGCCGAAGCTTTGCAATGGCACGCTATGGGGAAGCGTACTTTCCGGGTTATTCCAATTGCAGATTCTAATAAGCCCCTATTGCAGAATGAGATAATGTGTCCGAATAGTACAAAGGGGATAGAATGCATTGATTGTCGGTTATGCAATGGTGGGAAAGTCGGGAAGTCTATTGCGATAGTAGCCCACGGTCCCACCGCTGGTAAATTCAAATAAACAAAAGGGGCAAATAAACAATGATCGAATTACTCGCAATAATCGCCCTAATAGCAATAGCCATTAACCGACGTTAATTAACCCCTATTTAATAAGCCCGACTAATAATCGGGCTTTTTTATTGCCTATTAAATAACAGTGTTATACGTGCAATTAATATATCGTATTGGCGCCTGGCGTTTAATTGATTTATATAATCGGGCATTCTAATAGCCTTTTAATTCGCTTTTAATTAATGCACGCTAATAGCGCCAGGGCTAATAGGCGTAATCAATCGTTATGATATTTTAATATCGTATAGCTATCGGGGCGGGGCGGTTGTATACCAGACTAAGCACCCATGCCAATTTTCGTTAAAAACGACCTAAATTAAACACCCATTTAACGAAAATAAATCATTTCAATAATAAACAAAGCGCAAACAACGCAATAACAACTGCTCCAAAAGCTGTTATAACCTGCACAAAAGGCTCAGGAAGGTATCTAAAACGCTCTCAGTGCAATTTATTTTGAAAGTTAGTACCCAGATAGGTACAAAGCATAAAAACGCCTCAAAACGCGTTTAAATCGGTCTTGTGATACTTGATATTTGGACGTAAAAAAAACCCCAAGCAGTTACGCTTAGGGATATTTCTATAATTTTTATTTTGCAGGTTCTTGGTTAGTACCTACTGACTTTTTAATTTTTTTAAGTTCTTTTTCTAGCAACTTAGCTCGTTTCTCAAGTCTAGACTGAACTTCTTCAGCTTGAAACCAAATTTCACGACCCATTAAAACTTCAGCTAACTCCTGAGCAGTAAGGAAACCATTATACGCTTCGGCCATAATACGCTTACAACGCTGGTCTACATACGAAGCGTGAGAGATTACGTCTGATTGCTTACCAAATGACCCAAAGGATGCACTATGAATCATCATGCTACTATATGGTGAGATTTGAATACTAGGACTATACAGAGCAATAATACTTGCAGAACTAGCTGCTACACCATCAATGTTAACGTGTACTTCCGCTTCTGTGTTACGAATAGCATTTACAATAGCCATAGCTCCATCTAAATCGCCACCGTATGAGTTGATATTTAGAATCAAACCGTCATTTTCTGTTAATGAACCAATGGTTTGAATTAGTGGTCTATAGTACTTTGGTTCCCGTATCTCTTCGTCAAGGTACGCTTTAATTAACCTACGCTGTAGCGTATTCTCGAAGAAAGGTAAGTGAATATTCATTGCATGCATGGGCATTTGCTCCTCTTCTTCTTCGTCGTTTAAGTTGATATTTTGTCGAGTCTTCATCAATTGATTCCTTTCTTTTCGTCCCTGACCAAATTGACTATAAATTTCTTTACAGCATCAGATCGCACAATGTCGTCTACACTATTGAAATCAATATGACCGAATACATCCTGCATTCCGTGTCGCTCAATAAAATGAGCTAACCAAGCTAATCCGCTTTGCTCTTTTAGTTCAGACTGTCTTACGTCACCAGCTAATACCAAAGTGCTATTTCTACCCATGCGAGTAACCAATTTGATTACCTCGTCTTTGGTTAAATCGGATGATTCCTCACAAAGCATGAAAGCGTCATTGACTGATAAACCTTTGACTACTTCCAGTGGAAGAAACTCAATATCTTGCTGTGCTAGAGCAATCTCAAAAGCTGCATGACCTAGGCGTTCTTTAAGAATACTAACCACAGGAGCTAACCAAACTTGCATTTTCTCGGTATGAGAACCAGTAAAGAAACCTACTGATTTACTAGAACTGATAGCTGGCCTAGTAATGATAATTTTGTTAATCAGACCTAGTTTGAACTTATCAGCAGCAAGTACCGTAGGTACATAAGATTTGGATGTACCAGCAAAACCCGTTGCTACTACGATTGGCTTCTCTTCGAGCATCTTGATATAAGTCGCTTGCTTTTGATTGAGTGGTCGTAATGGATTGAGCTTTACCGTTTCTTCTCTTTCGGTTTTGAACTTTTCCTTAATCCGAGTAGGATCACGGCGTTCACCTTTCATTCGTTGGGTTTGCTTTGCTTGCTGCATAGAATCAGGCAGTTTCGGTTGCAGTTTCTGGATCAGAACCTTCTTCTTTTACTTCTACAGGAGCTTCAACTTTATCAGATTTAGTCTTTTTAGCTTTAGCTTCTTTTTCTACTTTTACGAAACCAATTTCGTAGATATTACCGTACACAGCAGGGCAGGTTTTTACATCATCTACATCAATCGTGTAACCATCTTTGAAATGCTGTTCTAGGACTTGACAGAACTCAACAAGAGAGTAAGCTTGAACTGTTTTAATTTCTTTCATTTGGACTCCTTAAGGTTTGTGTTAACTAACAAGGTGAATTATAGCACAACCGACGCAGAAAAGCAAACGTTATATACCTCTTAGCAATATTTTCTAAGTACTATTGACATTTTGTGCTTTGTGTGATACCCTATAAATAATATACGTATATTATATACATAATAACGCTAGTAACATTAGTAATAATACACGTTTAAACATACATATCATGTTAACGATTCCAATAGTAATATAGTTATTTAAAACGTATATAGAAACTAAACTATAACTAACGTTATAAATATTGGATACGCGCACGAAGCAGAAAAGCTATCTTTGAGCTAATTCGTAAAACTTAATTCTTTTCTCTCTTGCTGGCTCACCCTAGTAGCGTTAATAGATTCTTAAGCTGCAATCCAATTGTGTCCTAAGCTGAAAGCGCAAACTCAAAACCAATTAACGAACGTATAACGCTCATTACAACTTACGTATCCGAAAGATTTTATGAAAGAACCTAACTACCTCAAAGAAATAAAAGAACTCATTGAGTTTGTGTCCGAGAAAGGAACTTTCTTTCTCTTACGCAACAACGCTCGTTACCGTCAGCTATTCCCAGACGAAGACGGATACTTGATATTTTTCAGAAATAACAAAAAGTACAAACTTAAGGCTAGCAAGGTAGCTTATGAACTTGGAAATAATTCTATTGTGTCCAAAGATCATGTAATCCTGCATCGTAATCTTGATTTTGAAGACTACCGACTAATCAACTTACGAAAAATCACAAAGAACCAATTCGCGCTGATCAAGGAAGCACACAAGAACCTAAACGGAGCTTTGAAACTCCTACCGCATCATCAGGATGTGTTCTCCTACGTACTGCATTGGAGAGAAAACGGAAAAGATAGATCGCAAGTCATCCAAGATATCGTACCTGCTCGTAAACAACTCGTAAGATTGCAGTTAAAATACGCTAAGATTCTGAGTACGTATTGCCTGTTCGATATCTAAATCGATTTAAACGCCCTACAAGGCGTTTTTACACCCTCTGGCTACCTACCCATCAACTTTCGTAGAAAACCGCGTATACGTCGATCTGATGCGTTCTAGAGGTATTCCTGAGTCGCATGAAAGCTGTATGTTCTTACCTAAGATCAATTCTATTGATATTTAGATAAATTCATTGATTCTTCTTGATATTGGATATTTACTATGCTATAATTAGCAAATCAAGTAAATTTAAAGCACTAATCAATAGTAAAATACCTCATTAAGCGAGTTATGACTGCTTCGATACTACCTTGTTTTAAATATTGCTTGATGTAAACCTTTTGGATTCGTTAGCACTTTCCCTCCTTTAATGCTAGCTTTTACCAAAGCTGGATTAGTAACCAGCGACTATTTGGTTCCTAGGGTTTGTACTAGGATTTAGTAAAAAGGAATAAATAATAATGAAATGCTTTAGTTGCGGAGCTTACTTCAGACAACACCCTTACAACAGAACTAACCAGTGCGATGGATGCTCTGGATTTGATGCTGGAATGGATGATGAAATGCAAGTTGAGATTGAACTACTCAGGAATAAGTCAGGTAGAACACAACCTGTAATTTCTGAAGATAGAGGTCTTGACAGCTACGACTAGTTGGTATATAATTATTTTTCGCTCTTAAAGCATTATGGGTGATGCACCGGCTTTGTAACCCGGAGAACTTAGTTCAACTCTATGTGAGAGCACCAATGTCTGCAATAACCGTCTTTACACGATCTAAGGACTGTTATTACAGACATATTCATTGCGGGATAGCTCAGTGGTAGAGCAGTGGATTCATAATCCAAAGGTCGTTGGTTCGAACCCAACTCGTCGCAACCAGAAACAAAGTTTCGCAGTTGACTTCTGCGAAGCGCAACCATAAAATCGTAGGTTGGAATAATAGTTACTTAACTCCGCGAAAGTCGAGCAGTAAACACCAACCGAATTAACATGGGTCAGTAGCTCAAATGGGAGAGCAGGTGCCTTGCAAGCATCAGGTTGTCGGTTCGATTCCGACCTGTATCCACCAAAAACTGGCCCTGTCGTCTACGTAGGTTTTAGGACGCCAGCCTTTCACGTTGGAAAATCGGGTTCGACTCCCGATGGGGCTACCAAAATTCTGTATATAGGCTAGCTTGGTTAAGTCACCTGATTTGGGGTCAGGAAGTCGGTGGTTCGAACCCATCTATACAGACCAAATAACGCGATTGTGACGGAATTGGTATACGTACTTGCCTTAGAAGCAAGGTTCTTAGAGTTCGAGTCTCTACTATCGCACCAGTCAAATTAAAATTCTAACTAAATCTAAAGGATTTAAAATGCAAGTAAAAGAGTACTACCAAGACCCGGTTAACGGTAACGTAGAGATTGAGTTTTCTAACGGTGATCAGAAAAATTACAACCTACAAGAAGTAGCTGTAGTTAAAACAGACAGTAATGGAGTTGCCACCGGTCTAATTGGTCCACAGGGTAAAGACTTTCTGGTTATTTCTGCATTACTCCCGGTAGACGCCGATGGCCGCCCGGACGGCACCATCTACATTCAAACGGCGGCCTAAGCCATGAGCATCAAGGTCAAGCAAGGCGGCGCGTATGCCGACATCGTGGGGGCTTTCGTCAAGCAGGGCGGCACGTACGGCGCCGCGTCTGTGTTTGCGAAAGTCGCTGGGGCTTATCAGGCTGTGGGAGGTGGGGGCGCGCCGCCCCTGCCGACTGTGGCCGAAATTCTCGCAACCTACGGCGCTGACGCTCATATGTGGATTGCCGGTGTTGGCGAGGTCAATGGCTTCGATGCCGAGAACTGGCTGAACAGCAACTTCACGGGCACCGCAGCCGTCGGGTCCACTGTTGGCTCAGTGGGTAATGTCGCAGAAGGCGTGGTCACTTTGTCTCAAGGTACTGCGGGCAGCAGGCCCACGCTTCGTCAGTCGGCGGCAGTTTTTGGCTGGGAGTTCGACGGCATCGACGACGTGCTGACCATGAGCGCCGCGCCGTTCAGCTTCCCGAACGATGTCACCTGCATCTTAGGGGCGACTCCTACAACGCACACCACTGACAAAACGCTGTTTTCTCTGCGAGGAGCAACAAGCCGCTTTGAGATAACTCACACCACATCAAATCGATTCCGCTTTAATTGGAACATCCCAAGCGGATCTTTTATTACGCCACCAGAGGTGGTCGTTGACCAGCCCGCCGTTGTCACGTGCATCAACCTCACTAACAATGTGCAAATGCGTGTGAATGGCGGTGGCGTCGGAGATAACTTCCTCGCAACGCCCACTTTCACTACAAACCAGAACCATATAGGAGCAACCAACGGCGGATCGTTTGGTTCTCGATATAAAGGGCAAATTCACTGCGTCATCTTGATTCGAGCCCAAGTAACTTTTCAGGAGTTGAAAGTCCTTGAGCAGTTTGCGGCGGTGCTGTCTGGCGCAACAATATCGCAGCAAGGAGTTCCCACCTACTTCGAAACAGCGCCCTTGCTTGCTGGCCTGATGGGTAACTACACTACTTCTGGTGCACGCTACCCTTTGTACCGAGATGAATCGGCTTTGTTTTTAAATATAAAAGCGGAGCGTGCGACGTTGTTTTGCCGGGCGGGAGACACGACCCCTTATCTAGTCATGGTTGACCGTTTGGATTTTCCAAATTGGACATTGCCTTCCGTTCTTGATCAGTCAGGAGCAGTCACGACAAACCCAGGCGACATTCGAAAAATTGATTTGTTCAATGGCGAAAACCTAGAGCGTCAAGTCTTGCTGTTTTCCGAGAACTCCGATTTTGGACAGAGCCTTGGAAGCGACGAAGGAAAGCTGCTTGCCCTCTACGGTGAAAATGTGAGTGTGTCTCCGGTCGGCACGCGCTACTACTGCGCCGACCCGGCATTTCCCGGAGTCATAACTAACCCGACGCTGCCCAATTCGGGCAAGTTGCCGAACTTCCCGCAGTTGACCAATGGCGCCCAGTGGAGTCCCGGTCGGCACGTCGGCAGTGTGCATTTCCGCGCACGTTTCACAGAAATGTACATCTTTTGCGCTAACAGTCAAGTTGAGGTGTCGGTTGATGGCCAGCCATTTCAAAGGTATTCGCTAACACCGGAATACACGATAGTCACCAGATCACAAAATTGGCGCAAGCTACCAATAACGGGAAACGGCACTGTACAGAGCGTCATCATTTCTGGGTCTGGCAGTTTCAGCGGAAACGGCGTGGACGGCGTGATAACGGGGGTTTTGCTCACGGGGCCGGGGCACGAGGTTCTGGCTCCCGCAGGCACCCGTCGGCACGTTGTTCAGTTTGGAGCTTCGCAGACTGAAGGCGTAGAGGCGCAGGGTTTGATTGACCTGCACTTAGCGCAAGATCGTTTGCCGATATATGCCCTGTCTGCTGGGGAAGCGGGAAGAAGTGTTAGGCAGGCTGTCGAAGACGCAAACGGGTTTGATGCGTGGGCGGCGCAAGTCACCAGCAAAGACATACTACTGATTTCCCTTGGCATCAACGACGTTACGGACGACAACGTCTTTCAGTCGAACTACGAGCTTCTGATTTCAAAGGCTTTGGCTGCTGGCTTTAACCGCGTGCTTTGCCAAGGGCTGGGGTTTCCACCCAGCGGATGGGCTGGCAGAAATAGCCGCATTGCTGCTGCTGTTGCCAACGCGGCGAACCCCAATGTTCTCTACATGAACATTGATTCATGGGCGGGCGATTACGGGCCTGTGGGTGTCCACCCCACACGCGACGGCTACTTGCTTAAAGCGCAGTACATGGTGGATCAATACGCTTCGTTTTTCGTATGACCCTCCTATCCATCTGGCTGATCTGCGCCCTGATCGTGTGCCGGTTCTTCTGGTGTGCGAGTGGGAGGCGGTAATCTCTAAAGATCACCTACCTTAGTGACCGAGTTGTTTCGGTTAAAACATCCCTCGGTGACGCGAAGCGAGGTAACAAAGGGCTTACTAACCCTTGGGCAACTACCGCCATTGGTTGTCGTAAATGAGCGCCTGTTCAGTACGCGGTGAAGGGGAAACGTTCACGCTGGAATCGTAACCAGCTTTTATTCGTATGTGCTAATATTAGCTTATACAAATATTAAGGAGAATAATATGTTCGAAAAAGGTAAATCGGGTAACCCCAAAGGTAGACCCAAAAAGAGTGAATCCTTCGGTGATTCTCTGACAAATAGACAATTAAAAGAACGAGAACTACTAATGCTCCTTCGTAAGATTAAGCCGCACGTAGCTGAAGCTATTATGTCCGCTGCTAAAATTATGAAGGATTCTAGCGCATCGCATCAAAGTCAGCTAAAAGCAGCTACTGTTTTACTAGATCACTATCGTCGCCTAACCTTAGACCTTTACGATGGCGCTGACCCTGATGAAGAAGGTGAAGAAATCCAGCAGCAGAACGCTCCTGTGTTTTCACTGCGAGTTCTAGATTCAGATTCTGAGGATAAGGCTGCTTAATGAAAAGAAAAGCAAACCCTCAAACATCGCAAAAGCAAGATGTAGTGTTTGCACCAGCTTCTCCTGCACAGGAACAATTCTTAAATAGTGATTCCGACATTACTTTTTATGGTGGGGCGGCTGGGGCTGGCAAATCGCTATGCTTACTTGGTTCTTTTTTGAAGTTCTGTCATCACCCTCGTACCCGTGGGGTAATATTTAGAAAAACAACAAAGCAAATCTCTAACCCCGGTGGTTTATTTGACTCTGCTGTTAACTTGTTCAAAAAGGTAGACCCTAAAATAAGAATCAAAGCTCGTGATCTTGAGATTATATTCTCAAGTGGAGCGGAGTTAAAATTCGCTTACCTTGACTCACCTAAAGACAAGTACAACTTTCAAGGTGCTGAATTAACCTTCATTGGATTTGATGAAATCCAGCAACTCACAGAAGATAACGTAATGTATCTTCTATCTCGTCTTCGTTCTACTAGCGTAGACTACAAGAAGCAAGTTGTAGCTACAGGTAACCCTGACTATGATAGCTTTATTCGTCATTGGGTTGAGTTTGCTCTAGATGAACGCGGTATCCCTATTCGTAAAGATGTATATCCTACTCGCTACATGATTCAAGTAGCTGGTGGTAAGATCGAATGGAGAGACACTAAAGAAGAGCTTGAGGAAATCTACGGTAAGGGTGATGAAAGCGGCATTCTGTCGTTTAAATTCATTCCCGGTACTATCTACGATAATCCTCCGCTGATGAAAGCAGACCCAACTTACATTTCTAAGTTGAAGTCTCTTCCTCGCGTTGAAATGGAAAGACTATTGCTAGGTTCTTGGTATGCAAGACCCGAAGCTTCTGGACTGTGGAAGCGAGAGTGGTGTCAGATTGTCAAGCATCCAAACGGTAGAGCGAAACAAAGAGTTCGAGCATGGGACTTGGCTTTTACTAAACCATCGGAGCAATACCCTAACCCTGACTGGACTAGAGGTGTTTTAATCTCTAAAGACCCTTCTAAAGTTTATACTGTAGAAGATGTTCGGAGTATGCGAGATAGGGTTCATGAAGTTGAACGCTTAATCTTCGAGACAGCTATCTCTGATGGTCAGGACGTGGTGATTAGTATACCACAAGACCCCGCTGCCGCTGCTGGAGCTTATGCAAAAGACCTGCAACGTAAGTTATCAGAAATGGGATTTACTGTCAGGTTGTCTAAGCCCGTTAAGTCCAAAGTAACTAGGTTTGCTCCTTTCAGTAGTTTAACTCAAGCTGGCTTCGTCAATGTCGTAGAAGCCGATTGGAATAAAGCTTTCTTTGATGAGTTAGAAGTATTCGATGGTGATCCTAAGAAAAAGGACGATATCTGTGATTGTTGCTCGGATTGTATGCTTATCTTAAACAGAGAAATGCTACTACCTGCTTTTAATTTACCAACTGATTTTACTACAACCGCTAACTTCGGTTTTCAAAATACAGACTTACCCGTAGATATGGTTGCGGGTTTACCAAACGGATTTAACTAAGGAGTGCTTTAATGCCTACTGCTAGAAATAGACAAGCTCTTAGCGATGAGAAATTAGAAAGATTTAAACTAGGAGAAACTGGTTATTCCGGACTTAGTATTTTCAACGGTGTATCCAAAGATGAGTTAAAGCGAGAGCTTACTTGGCCTCATAGTATTAAGACATACAAACAAATGTCTTATCATAGTACTATTACTTCAGCTTTGACTCTTTTTGAAAATATTATTGGTAAGGTTGACTTCAAAGTTATCCCACCAGTTAATGCAACTGAGGAAGAAAAAAATCAAGCCAGAATTATATCTGAAATGATGCATGACATGGACCACACGTTCAGTGACTTCATTAAAGAGGTACTGAGTATGAACGTGTATGGTTTTTCCGTGCATGAGAAAGTATTCCGTAGACGATTAAAGGAAAGCGGTAGTAAATACAATGATGGTTTAATTGGTTGGAAAAAGTTACCAATTAGAAACCAAGAAAGTATTGAAAAGTTCATCTTTTCGGATGATGGTAATGAAATTCTAGGTGTTAAACAAAACCTTACAATGATTAGCGACTCTTATAGTCGGTTTACAAACCGATTAGTTAAAGAGGTTAGCTTGCCGATTAAAAAGGTTTTGCTTTTCCGCGCAGGTAGGCACAAAGGTGACCCCTTCGGTAAATCCATGCTTCGTGATGCGTACCTAGCTTGGCGTTATCTTACTGCTCTAGAAGAGATTGAAGCTAATGGTGTAGCACGCGACCTGCAAGGTATGCCTGTTATCAAGATTCCTCCTCAGTACATGTCTGCTGATGCTAGTCCAGAACAAAAGGCTATTTACGAATACTACAAAAACGTAATCCGTAATATTCAGATGAATAGTCAGTCTGGTTTGATTCTTCCTCAAGCTTTTGATCCCGAGACAAGGCAACCACTGTTTGATATTAGTCTACTATCTACAGAAGGTAAAAAGAACTTTGACACCACAAAGGTTAAAGACTACTACAAGAATTTGATTTACACCAGCATGTTTGCTGATATTCTTCAACTAGGTCAAGGTCAGACAGGTTCATTTGCGCTAGGTCAGTTGAAAAACAGTCTTACTGGTTCTGCTGCTGAAGCAATGCTTCGTAGTATCATGGACGTAATCAATAATGACTTGATTCGTATGACTTATGAATTGAATAATTGGGATACTTCTAGAATGTCTATGATTGATTTTGATAATCTAGAAACAGTTGACCTAGAAGCGTTCTCTAAAGCAATTCAGCGTTATGCGTCTGTATCTGGTTTAGAAATGGATCGCCCTGCTCTGAATCGAATCCGTGAAAGCGTAGGTATTGATAAGCTTCCTGATGATGCTGAGCCGATGCTTGAGTATTTACCTAATTATTCAAGCAGATCGGGTGATGGTATGACTACACCGGGTGAAGGTACTAGTACTGAGGTGTCCGGAGAAGATACCTCAAGTAATAACTTAGAGAATTCTGGTTAAATCCTTGAAACTGTAATATTTATATGCTATAATTGTAAAATACCCTGCCTTTAATCCGGCAGGGTTTCCTGTTATTAGAAAGACCAAGATGCCAGCAGCAAAATACGACTTATATATCGAACAAGGTGTTCCTTTTAAAGAAACCTTAGTTTTACAGGATGACAATGCTCAACCATTAAACCTAACAGGTTATTCTGCTCGTATGCAGATTAGACCTTTTGTTAGTTCAAATGTTGTGCTGGTTGACGCCTCTACTCTAAATTCTAAAATTGAGATTGAAGCACTTGACGGTATTGTCAAAATAGAACTTTCTGAATCAGACACGGAATTACTAATTTTCACTAGCTCTGTTTACGATTTAGAGTTAGTGAATAATCTAGGTGAAACAATTAGACTAATCGAAGGTAAAGTTATAGTATCTTTGCAAGTTACTAGGGGGGTATAATGATTGGTATAACCATCAGAAACAACCAGAGTACTAATATTGAGATAACTACAACTGGTCCTAAGATAGTAACACCGGTTCAGAATCCACCCGTTGTAATACCACAACCGGTAATCTCCAAGATATTCGAGTGGAGAGGGTTTTGGCAATCGTCTGTAACTTACGAAAAAGATGATGTAGTTTTCTTTCAAGGTTCTTCTTTTATTTGTGTAGTTTCTCACATTTCAACATCTTCATTTGATTCTCAGTTTTGGGAACTAATGGCTCAAGGTGCAAGTGCATCTGATTCTTTCTATTTGCACGAACAACCAAGTGCCTCGGATAGTTGGGTGATTGATCATAATCTAGGTAAATACCCTAGTGTAACAATTGTGGATTCTTCAAACGAAGAATGCGAAGGTAACGTTCTTCACGTTAGCTTAAATAGAGTAATCGTTTCATTTTCTGCGGCATTCAGTGGCCGTGCATTCCTAAATTAAAAGGAGCCATAAATGGCAAAGAAGTTTTTAGTCAGTATTGACCTAGCCCGTAATGAAATTCAAAACGCAGTAGCTCAAGTACTAGCTGCTGCGCCCGGTAGTCCTGTTCCCGGTCAGTTTTACTACAACAGTACAACGGGTCGATTTGAATTCAGAGGTGCGTCCGCTTGGATTGACCCAACTGCTCGTTCTAACCATACAGGTACTCAGACAGCTAGTACTATTTCCGACTTTGATACTCAGGTACGTACAAACCGTCTAGATCAATTAGCGGCTCCAACTGCTGCTCTTTCTGTAAACAACCAGCGGATTACTAACCTAGCAACACCTACATCTGACTCCGACGCGGCTACCAAAGGTTATGTAGATGCATTGGTTAACGGTACAGATTGGAAACAAAGCGTTCGTGTAGCTACTACAGCAAACATTACGCTATCTGGTCTACAAACTATTGATGGGGTTTCAGTATTAGCTGGTGACCGGGTATTAGTTAAGAATCAAACTACCGGTAACCAAAACGGTATTTATGTAGCTGCATCTGGTGCATGGACTCGCTCTACTGACGCAGACGCTAACGCTGAAGTTACTGCGGGTCTAGCTGTAATGGTTACCGAAGGTACTTCTCAAGCGGATACTCAGTGGGTTCTGGCTACAAACGATCCTATTGTAATCGGTACAACCGCTCTTACATTTAACCAAATTGGTGCGGGTTCTTCGTTTACTCAGGGTAACGGTATCAATATCGCTGGTAACGTAATTAGCGTAGACACAGCAGTAGTTGTACGCAAATTTGCCCAAACTTTCGGTAACGGCTCAGCAACAAGTTTTGCTTTGACTCACAACCTTAACACTCTTGACGTTCAGGTTCAAATTTACGAAGTAGCCACTGGTGAAACTGTAGAGTGCGATGTTACCCGTAACAGTGTAAACCAAGTCACTGTTGTTACGGCTGTAGCCCCAACTAGCAACTCCCTTCGTGCTGTAGTTCAGGGGTAATTAAATGCCTAGAGACTTAAGCTTTAGACAACCACCTTCTCTTGCTGTAGCTGAGAATGCAAACACTCCTGTAGCTTCTATTGGTTCTGAAATATGGAGTACCGTTAGTAATAAAAAACTAGTTTGGAATGGTTCAGCTTGGGTCGATGCAATGGGTGTAAGTATTACGGTATCGACAACAGCACCACCTAATCCCGTCTTAAACCAATTATGGTTAGACATATCCTAATTGAAGATAAGCATTGGAGAATAAATGGCAATTACAAACCGTGATCAGTTAATTGACGCATTAGCTAATGGAGCTAGTCGTATTGTTTTAGATAAAGCAAGTTTGTCTAACCAAGTTGCGGGTAGAATGTGCTCCTTATGGAGAGCTACAGGTCAACCGGCGCAGGCTGCAATTCCAACTGCTGCGCAACTTTGTACTAACAACTTAACTGGCGCTGTTCAGTTTGCTCAACAAACAGCACCCTCTTTGAGTTATATTGCTCAGATAGCAGTTTTGGCTTCTAACAGTGCAATGTCTTGGGAAATTCATGATAGATTAGCTCACATGGGCGGTCTTGTTTTGAACGTCACCACCCTACAAACTACGAACCTACCTTTAGATTTAGAAGCTCTTGCTGTACCTTCTGAAAGAATTGGCGATTCAAACTATGGTGACGTACAAACTTGGTTGGAAGTATACACAGACGGTGGCGCTACTGCTTCCAACGCTACTATTAACGTGACTTTTGATGATAACTCTACTGCTAACTTAAACACTTTAGCTGTTGGTGGTACTATTAGAGTTGGACATATGTTTTCAATTGACGCACTTCGTACACCGGCACAGCAAGGATTGAATATTAAGAGAATAAATAGTGTACAACTATCCGCTAGTACTGGTACGGCTGGTAACTTTGGATTTACTTTTACTCGACCTCGTGCATATGTACCCACCCAATTAGCAAACTTAACGCAAACTTATGATTGGGCACAATTAGGTTTACCCGCTGTACCGAATGGCAGTTGTTTACAATTTATGGTAGTTCCAAGTACAACCTCAAGCGGTACACTTCGAGGTGGCGGCAAGATTATTCACGGTTAAACAGGAGATATTATGCGAGTTTTACTAATTAAAGATAATCTAGTTGAGAATGTTATTTTCGCAGACAGTGTAGTTCGGGCACAGAGTTTTTATCCGGGTTATATTGTCATGGAACAAACCGAACAACTTAACTCAGTTGGTCCGGGTTGGATTTATGATATTTCCGTAAACGAATTTTCTCCACCTGTAGTTGTTGAATTACCTCAAGACCGCAAAGTTACTCGCCTTGCTTTCCTTAATCGTTTCACAGACTCTGAAGCTATTTCAATTGACTTACTTTCAATTGGAGCTACTGTTCAAGCAGCAACTATGCGTAGATACATGCAAAAAGTAAATGCTGCTACTTTTATCGATCTAGATAGCGAAGAAACTAGAATGGGTGTAATGCAGTTAGAAGCTTTGGGTGTGATTGCACAAGGTAGGGCTTTAGAAATTCTAGATAATCCTGTACAACAAAACGAACGACCATCGGGGGTAATATAATGGCATTAGGTGGAAACGTATTGCGACAGCACGTTGTCGAGTTCATTCGGGGCACTGGCATCGTGACCGATGGCGTGGTGGATGCGACCAGCCTGAACGGACCTTGGTCTTGGCAGGTGCCGGATGGGGTTGTAGACGTGTTCTTGGATGGTTGCGGCCCCGGCGCTGGTGGTGGTGGTGGATGGAATACTGGTATTTCTTTATCTGGGGCAGGTGGCGGTGGTAGCGGTCAGGTGGTACAGGGTCTAAGAATGACCGTATTACCTAACTCTATTTTAGCAGTTACGGTTGCTCCCGGTGGGTTAGGTGGAGCAGCCGGTGTTGTACCAGCCGATCCCGGCAATGTGGTTATATCTGGTTTTCTACCGGGCACACCTTTGGCTGGTATGAATGAATCACCTAATTTAAGTACTCTTTTTTTAAGAGGTGGAAGTGCAGGTATTACTAGTTCTTCTTCAGGTGGTGAAGGGGGTAAAGCGGGTTCTGGTAGGTTTGACTTTGGTATGGAATCAGCCAAATTAGGTCCAGCAAATGCCGCAACTGCTGATAATGGAGCAAGTACAGGTAACGTTGCTTCTTTTACTATGGGGCAATCTTTTACGTATGGTCACGGTGCTGCTGCTGGAGGTAATGCTTCAACAACAGGTTCAGTAGCTGGTGGTCGAGGCGGCGCATTAGAGTTCAGAGGTTCATTATTTTGGACGAGTGGTATTGCATCAACTAGATCGTTAGGTGATACAACAGGTACAGTTTCTCGTGGTGGTGGTGGTGACGGAGGTAGTACTTATTTTGGACTTGGTGGTAAAGGCGGCAACGGTGGCGCACCCGGAGGTAACGCAACCGGCTACGGTGCAGGCGGCGGCGGGGGTGGTGGTGGTGCAGCAGGCGGTAACGGCTCAGATGGCTACGTCCGCTTCATATACTGGAGCATGGACTGATGGCACTAATACAAACATACGCCGGTGAGGCACTCGTGGGTTCAACCGAACTGGA